TACGGGGCTTGGCGTCCCATGCTCCGGGGTCGGCCGCCGACGGGGCGGCCTCGGTATTAAGCCGGTTGCGGTGACGTACCAGGGGGCGCGTCGATCCGGGGTAGAACTGCTCACCGATCTCGGCGAATGCCTGGTCGATGCTGTCGGCGATGGTGCTCATGTGGTGGGGACTCCTATCAGCCACGGATGGGCTTGAACGCGAAGGACTCGGTCTCGGTGAACAGGCCGTCCAGTTCCTCGTCGGAGATGACGCCTTCCTGGTTGAGGACGTACAACTCGTCCTGGTCCAGGACCTCCTGGGTGACCTGCTTGAAGACCCGGTCGCGGATCCCCTTGGCGGTGACCAGGGTCTCGACGGCCTCCTCGTCCAGGTTCACGCTGACGCGGCGCTCGCGCTTGACCTCAGTGAACTTCTGGCCGTTGACCTCGATGGGCGGGTCCAACTTCCAGAACTTGCTGCCCTTCTCGTCGACCTCGCCGTTGGCGTCCACGTGGATGCTGACCTCGTCGCGCAACTTGTTCTTGCGGGTGACGATGTCGGTCTCCTGGAACTTCAGAGCCAGGAACTGGCGGGTCTTCTCCCAGGGCGCGGCCTGGTCGAGGGAGATGGGGCGCTCGACGCGGCGGGTGGTTCGTCGCTGCACGGTAGCCATAGAGCGGGGCTCTCTTTCTGCCGGAGTAGTAGGTCGGTTGAGCAGGTCCGACTCTACATTACGTCTTTCCGATTGTCCATATCGGATTACGTCTTCTTGATGCCGTTACTTGCAGCCCAGGTCGCGGCCGAAGTGGCGCTTGGCGTACTGCTGGGCGTCGCGGTCCGTCTGGTCGGCGCGGAGGTTGGTCTCCGCCACGTCCTGGTAGACGGTGATCACTCTGTGGTCGGCCGGGTCGACGACGGCGACGATCTCGCCTCGGACGTGGCGCCACTGGCCGGGGAACCGGCTGGACGGAGAGGTGTGCTGCGGGCGGTTGGCGGCCTCCAGGACCTGCGCGCTGCTCCAGCCCTTCAGGGCGGCCTGCTTCTGCGCGTGGTAGGTCAGCCGGTACTCGGGGGCGTCCGTTATGCCGTTGCCCCAGTTGATGCCGAGTGCTTCCGCGATGGTGGTCATGCTGTCCTCCTGCGTGCTGTTCGATCCTTCGTTCGATTTCCCGCGTTGTGAGGACGACACTACGTTCGGCATATGCCAATGTCAACGGCTTTCACCAGGTGACTTTACAAGCTCACCATCGGTCGGCCGGGGCACCCCGGAGCGCCAGGCGGACGGGGGTCAGATCCCAGTCCTCCTGCTCCTCCGGCGGGCGTATGACGTCCTCAATCCCCTCACGGAGCAGGACGTCGAGTGGTTCTTCTCGCATGCCTTGATGGTGCCATGCGATTACGGCTTTAGAACCACTCGACGCCCCTCGTGAGATCCTGGAAGTTACGCCTCCAGGCACTGCGTCAGGGTCTGAACGTCGTTCTCGATCCGACCCTTCTCGTCGGCTCCGCGCCCGTCTGTGATGGCGCTGCCCACCCTCCGCTTGTGCGCCAGCATCGCCAGCTTGCGCGGCTCGGTGGTGCCCGAGGTGATGGCGTTCAGGATGTAGATGTCCTTGAACTGACTGCTCGCGCGGTTGTGCCGGGCGTTGATCTGATCCTGCTTACCGGCCGACCAGGCTAGGTCGTAGTTGATCAGGTAGTTGGCCATGTACAGGTCGGTGCCGAAGGCGCCCGCGTGGCTGGACAGGAACACCCGACACTGTTCGTCGGTCTCGAACCGCTGGGCGGCATATGCCTTGGCTGCGCTCGACATGCGCCCGGTGTAGGTGACGAAGCAGTCCTCCGGCAGCCGGTCCCCGATCAGGTCCAGCATGTCGGGGTTGACGCTGAACACGATGATCTTGTTGCCGGGCACCGCCAGTATGTCCTCGATCGCTGCCGCCACGGCGTCCAGTTTCGGGGCCGTGGTGACGTCATCGAGCAGGCCGGACTGCCACACCTCGTAGGCGTACTTCGAGCCCGGCCACACCTTCTTCTCGGCGCCGCGCGAGCGGGCCTCCTGGCTCTCCTCGTACTGCTGCCCGGACATGACGATCAGGTCCGGGTGGTTCAGCAGCATGTCGAGCGCCTGCATGCGACTCATGATCTTGCCCTGCTGGCTGTTCTCGTTGGCGGCCTCTCCTCCGTGGTAGTGCGCGAACAGATCGAAGTCGCCCATCGTTGGCCCGGCCGCGTGCAGCTCGGCCAGCAGGTCGGCCGCGATGGCCCGGTACGCCTTCTTCGTCTTGCCGTCCATGGCGACCGGGATGATGGACTCCTGGACCTCCGGCAGGTACGGCCGTACGTCGTCGTCCAGCCGCGTCTTGCGGACCATGACCTCGGCCAGCTTGGCGTGCAGGACGGGCAGGTTCTTGTAGTTCTGCACGCCGCCGAACTTGTTGCGCACGATGTACGTCTTGTCGAACAGGTCGAACCGGCCGAGGACCTGGTCGTCGACCCACTGCATGATCGAGAACAGTTCCTCGGGCTTCCCGTTCTCGACCGGGGTGCCGGTCATGCCGAATCGGTACGGCGCGGTGAGCCTCTTGATCTTCCGCGTGCGCTGGGCCCGGAAGGTCTTGATGGCCGTGCACTCGTCGAGGACGATGCACTCCGGCTTGATCCTCCTGACGTAGTTCCAGTCGTTGACGACGTTCTCGTAGCCGAGGATCACGTAGTCCGGCCGGAGCGTCTTGACCTTGGCGTACAGCCCGGCGCGCTTCTTGGCGTCGCCGTCGATCAGGACGCAGTACTCCTCCGTCGGGACGGTGATCTCCTGCTTCAGCCCGTCCTCGCGCACCGTGACCACGCGGGTCGGCACGTCGGTGAGGCGGGCGATGGACTTGGCCCACTGGTACTTCAGGTTGGCCGGGACCACGATGACGGCGGTCTCGACCTCCCCCTTCTCCAGCAGCTCCTCAATGGCGGCCAGGGCGATGACGGTCTTGCCCAGGCCCATCTCGTACGCGATCAGGAGCGAGCCGCGCTCTACTGCACGGTCGACCGCCGACTCCTGATAGCCGTGCAGGTCGACCGTCAGCACTGCGAGTACTGACGGGAGAACTGCGACCGCGACCGGGGGCGCCGGGCGTACGGCGTCCCCATGTCGAAGTGCCCGTCCTGGATGTGGTCCGGGTTGGCACACATCCGGCGCCTGCACGCGCGGTGCTTCTGGCGCCCGTCCCCGCCGGTCAGGAAGGACAGCAGGGTCTTGCCCTGGTAGTACGGCCGCGTCGCGGTGGACTGGAAGATGAGGCAGTCGCTGTCCGGGTCCGGCTCGACGCGAGCCCAGAACTCCTCGCCCAGGTGCTCGTAGCCCTCGGGTGCCTTCATCGGTGGTCCCCCTTGCGGGGGCAGGTATTAAGCCGGGTCATGGTGATCTCCTAGAAGCGAGCGAGGATGGACGAGTAGGCGCCGCGCACGGCGGCCTTGATCTGGTCGGCGGTCATGTCGCCGGGGTCCTTGGCCTTGGGGGCCACGGAGTAGTCGAGGAACTTCAGGGTCAGGCCCCGGCCGGTCCACTCCTTGAGCAGCCGCTTGCACGCCTCGGCCCCGGCGTCGTCGTTGTCGAGGGCGATGATCACGGTGTCGAAGTGGTCGCGGATCAGGGACATCTGCGCGTCGGAGACTCCGGCGCCGTAGGAGGCCAGGCCCCCCTTGATCCCGCACGTCCACAGCCGGACCACGTCCAGCGGCGACTCGACCAGCACGGCCACGTCGTCGTCGTAGGTGTGCAGCCCGAAGAGCGTCTTGGACTTGGCCATGCCCGGCGGCCGGTTGCGGAAGTACCGAGCGTTCTTCTCCTGCCAGCCCCACAGCATCCCGGTGTCCGGGTCGCGCACCGGGATGATCCACATGTCCCTGGCCGGATCCCACAGCACCCCGCACGCCTCGGCGTCCTCCGGCAGGAAGAGCCGGTCGGAGCACGGGGTCAGCGGCGGCGTGGTGAACAGGGCCAGCGACGCCTCATTGATCTGCTTGGTCGTGTCGACCTTGTCGGCGCGCTGCTCCTTCTTCTTCTCCAGGTACTTCCGCACCCGCTCCGCTCCGCCCCGGCGCCGGACCCAGTTCTTGGCGTCGGCCTCGGTGGTGTCCTGGACGTCCCGCACGAGGACCCAGAAGGCCCCCCGGTATCCGCAGGAGAAGCAGTTGAAATAGCCTTCGTCGAAGTTTATAGAGAAGGATGGGTGCGAGTCTTTCTTTCCGGTGCGCGCCTCGTGCATGGGGCACGGCATGTGAATCTCATCGCCCTGAACCTTGTAGTCAAGGCCGAGCGTGTCCAGGCACGCGGTCACGTTTCCAGGGATGGGGTTTCCGATTGCGTCCCATCCGGCTTTTGCTCGGGGCACTGGTATCTCCTTTCCAGGACGTAAAGGGTGTCTTCGATCTGGGCGAGGTCACGGCGCATGTACCAGGTGCCATATCGGATTACCCGGATAGGACCTAGGCCCCTTAGCCGCCACCAGTCGCTCGGGAATATGAGGGACCGGTCACGGGGATTGCGTTCGTTCTCCCGGCACCAGAACAGGAACTCTCGGTAGTTCCCTGCGAGTACCACCAGCCGTGGCTCAGAAGGAGGCGCCGACATAGCCATCGTCGTTCACCTCGTCCATGGCGAACGGGTCCTCGTTCAGTTCCTCGAACTTGCCGGTCTCCCAGTCCCACTGGCAGTAGGTCTCCAGGGGCGGGCAGTTACGGGCCAGGACGACCTTGATCTTGTTGATGTTCGCGTCGTCCGTGGATTCGACACCGAGGATCACGTCGGAGTCCTGGGCGAAGGAGGACGAATATCCGATCGAGTCGGAGGTGATGCCCTTCTTCTTGTTCATCTTCCATTCCAGGACCTGCGTGGAAATGACGATCGGGAGTTGCAGGTTCTTCGCCATCCGCTTGAATCCTCGGGTGAGGTTCGTAAGCGCCTGGCTGGATCCCTGAGCCTCGCCGAGTTCGTCCTGCATCATGTAGATGCCGTCCACGAATACGATCGTCGGCCGGATGTGGTCGATCTTCGACTGCACACCGGTCAGCGTGGTCGCATTCATGGAGTCCGAGGACAGGAAGAATGAAGGCATGGCCTCCAGTTCTCTCAGAGCCCTTTCGAGTTTGTCCCACTCGGACTTCTTGAGCGTTCCGTTCCTCAGCCGGGCGTGGGAAATCCCCGCGCGGATGGCGTCGAAACGTTCCTCCTGCTCCTCGTTGCTCATCTCGAAGCCGATGAACAGCGGGCGCTCCCCGTGCAGGTGCGCGGCCATGGCGGCCAGCAGGAGCAGCGTGGACTTACCGGCCTTCGGCGGGCCGACGAAGGTGACCAACTGCTCCTTCTGGAGGCCCTGGGTGGCCCGGTCGATCGTGTTGAAGCCGGTGGGTATGCCCCGGAGCCCGTCGGGCAGGTCCTTGAGCGTGAGGTACCGCGCGAGACGGGCCTGGCCGGTCTCGGTCAGGTCGGTGTCGCGGGCGTTGGGCACGGCCGAGGCGATGTCCGCGAGGGTCTTGTGCAGCGCGGCCATGGCGGCCAGCGCGTTGCCCTCCTCGTGGGCGTCGACCGAGTCGGCCAGGCCCTGCTCCAGCAGGTCGAGGGTGTGCTGCTCGCGCAGCCGGTCGGTCAGCACGTTCATGCTGTCCTCGACCTTGACGAACTTGTAGGTGGGGAAGTCGGTCTTGATGGTGGCGAGGCTGGGGACCTCGCCGTAGGTGGCCTTGTGCCGCAGGATCGCCTTGAAGACGGCCTTGTTGTCCGGGTCGCCGAAGAACTCGGCGGTGATGCCCGCTTCCGCGACGTCAGTCAGGTCCTTGTCCTGGATGACGCGGGACACGAGCAAGCGCTCGAAGTCAGCCACTTACAGTGCTCCGATCAGCGTGGTGGGGTTGGCGGGCAGGGCGCGGCCCTTGCTGCCGTAGATCAGGTGGTGTTCGTTGTCGAAGATCGCGGCGACGTCCGGCATGTAGGGCAGGCGCCTGGCCAGCCGCTCAGGGGTCGTGGCCCACACCCGGCCGATGGGAAGTCCCTCGGCGTCCAGTCGGGCCTCCAGGGGCTCGACAGCGTCGTCTCCGAGGTAGGTGACGACGTCGACCGAGTACTTGAAGCGCCAGACGGTGTCCCAGATGACCCGGGCCAGGGCGTCGTTGATCTCGTACGCGTCCACGGTCCGCTTGGCCTGCCGAGCGCGGCGCCCGAACTTGCGGGCGACCAGCTCGGTGACGTACTTCTCGGGCTTCTCCGGCAGGACGCCGAGCATGCCTTCGTACGCGATGACCAGGCGGGGGACGACCTCGTTGGAGATGTCGCCCCGTTCCATCAGGTGCGCTCCGCCTCTGCGCGGAGCTGGATATTAAGTCGCCCGTCCTCGTACCAGGCGTCCCTCCGGGAGCGCTTGATCACGAAGCCGAGGGACTTGGCGCGGACGCGGACGGTGTACTCCAGCGCGTCCCAGTACGCCGGGAGGGCCCGGGACTCGGCCTCGCGTTTGTAGAGAATCACCAAAACCTCGTCCTCGAACGGAAGGGTCAGTTGCTCAGCCACGGCGGTCCTTCCCGATCAACTTGACGTGCGTGAATGCCTGCTGGATGAAGGAACCCATCGTGGGGTTGTAGACCGCGCCCCACTCCCTGGGCGGGAGGTTCGAGGTGACGATCGTGGGCCGGGCCTCGCGGTGCCGCTGGCGCAGCAGGGTGTCCAGCAGTCCCTCGGCGTAGCCGGTCTTGGTCCGGTGCTCCTTGCCGACGTCGTCCAGCACGAGGACGGGGGCCTTCTCGGCCGCCACGATCTTGTCCTGGATCTCCCACCACCGGGCGACGGCCTCGGGCTCGCTGCGGTCCTGGAGGCCCATCTTCTCGATGGAGTCCTTCACGAAGTCGGCGTAGGCCAGCCAGTGCACCGGGAGCCGGTGGACGTAGTAGACCTCCAGCAGCGTGGCCGTGGCGAGGGTGGTCTTGCCGGTGCCGGGCGGGCCGACCAGCAGCAGGCCCTTGCCGATCTGGGACCAGTCCTCGGGGTACTCCGTCAGGGGCCGCTTGTCGGTGACGTAGTGGTCCCGCAGGTTGTCGAGCCAGGTACGGCAGGCGGCGGACTCTTCGGTGTCCGCCACGGTATTAAGCCGCAGGTGACGGTAGTGGGCGGGGATGCCGTACTCCTTGAGCCGCAGGGCGTGGACCCGGGGGTCGGTCGCCATCGTGGCCTCCTCGTGTGGTGGTGGTTCAACGCTCAGGAGGCTACCACAGATTACGCCTTTCGGAAGACGTATCCAGGAAGCCGTAAGGGGCGGACCGCCGTAGCAGCCCGCCCCTGGTTGGCATCAGTCCCAGAAGGACTCGTCGTGCCGGTGCTTCTCCATCGTGTTCTCGGCCTTGCCCAGCCGCTCGGTCAACAGCCCCCGGGCCCCGAGGAAGTCCTTCCAGGCCGGGTGGTTCTCCGAGCGGTTCCAGGAGGACGACCAGTAGGTGATGATCATCTGCCGGATGGTTTCCCGTTCCAGGCCCTGCGCCATCCACCGGCCGAACTGTCCGGTGAGGGCTCTGAGGTTGGTGGCGCCGGGGACCGGGTGACCTACCTCCTCGGCCCGCTTCCCGAAGAACTCCGCCAGTTCCTCCGACGGCCTCCTGGAGCGCTTCTCACGAGGTCGCCGGACCGGAGGGACCAGGTCGTCGTCCGAAGCCGGGAGACGGCCATCCTGGCCCGTTTCCGAGTCATCCCCGCCGAGGGCCTGGGCCACGACGTACGCCGGGTCGAGTTCCTTCTCCGCCAGGGCGGCTTCCTCGGCCTGCTGCTTCTTGGTCTTCTTCCGGCCGCCACGCTTGGGAGCCACGACCGCACCCCAGCCACGAGCACCCGGCCTCGAAGGGATCTCCTCGGCTCCGCCGGGATCTGACCGTGCCGACCGGCGCGGTGGAAGAAACGTAGTTTCTTCTATATCTCTAACTTCCAGTTGGTTATTGGGGTTGGGTGAAAACTTCGACACAGGGGGTGCAGATTCTGCACTTTCAGGGGGTGCAGATTCTGCACTCGTGGGCCATTCCGATACCGGCTTGATACGCCGGACCACGGACTTGTACCGCAGGGCTTCCAGCGGTACCTCGTCGTCGGGTACGTGCTCGACGATGCCGTCCTTCTCCAGCGCGGCCAGGGAGACGTACGCCTGCCTCTTGGAGACGCGCGCCTTGGCCGCGATGGTGTCGGCGGACTCCCAGCACATGCGGTGGGAGTCGTTTGCCGCGTCCGCCAGCGCGAGCAGAACGAGGCGCGTGGCCAGGCGGGTGTCGGACTGCGTGAACACCTCCGACATGATCAGGATGCTCACTCGGCGGCTCCCCGTCCGCCGTTGATATTAAGTCGGCTCGACATGTTAGGTTCTTCCCATCTCGGGGTTTGTGGTGGGCCTCGGGGTGTGGTGGGCAAAAGCCCCCGGCAGTGAATCGAGGTCTCGAACCTCTTCAGCGCCGGGGGCTTTTGCGTTGCTCACTCCGAGTCGAGTTCGAGGCCCTTCTCCTCGATCTCCGCCCGGGTCAGGTGTACGACCTTCTGTCCGGCCGGGATACGGCCACGGCCGCGACGGCTGTAGTTGCCCTCGTCGTCGACCAGGAAGGCGAACGTCTTGGACTCGTCGCGCGGACGGCCACGGCGACGGCGCCCGGAGGTCTGCTCCTCCGGCTCCTCGCTCTGCTCCTCGGCCTTGGCGGCCGGGGCGTCCTGCTTCTCGGCCTCGGCGTCGTGGACCGCGTCGGCCACGATATTAAGCGCCTTGGCCAGCAGTTCGGTCAGCGGCCGGTGGCGGACCTCGGCCTGGTTGATGACCGCGTTGCGCTCGTCCTCCAGCCGGAAGGCGTTGTAGGCACCCTCCAAAGCGTTGCCGATGAGGATGAGGTCGATCTCCTTGTCGGAGACCGGCGTGGTCTCGCGCTGGACCTTCTGCGCAGCGCGGTTGATCTGCTGCTCCAGGTCCTCGTCTTCCTTCTGCTCGCGGATGTCCTGCTCGACCGGGTGCTCCTCCGGCTCCGGCTCGGGGTCGGCCTTGCGACCGCGACGGCCGCGCTTCGGCTCCTCCTCCTGCTTCGGCTCCTCGGGCTCGTCCTCGGTCAGCGGCTCCTCCTCCGGCTCGACCTCGACGGGCTCCTGCCGACGGCCGCGACGGCGACCGCGCTTCGGCTGCTCCTCCGGCTCGGGCTCCGGCTCGGGCTCCTCCTCCGGCTCCTCGGCCTGCGGCTGCTCACCGAACGAGATGTCGTCCAGCCCGGCCGTCAGGTCCTTGGCCTTGATGCCCGCCTGCTCGGCGGCGTCCAGGAGGAGTTCCGCCTGCTCGCTGCCCTCGTCGCCCCACAGCAGGATCAGGTGGACCTCGTCGCCGACGCTGTCGGCCTTCTTGAGCAGGTCGACGACCCCGGCGGTGACGTTGGCGGCGTGGATGACCTCCTCCGCGTCCGAGAGGAAGGACTCGGTGGCCCGGCTGCGCTTGTTGTCGGCGACCGCGACGTACGGCAGGTCCGCCTTCTCGGCCCAGGCGAGAACCGCCTCCAGGCCGTCGGACAGGTGCTCGCGGGTGATCGGGAAGATCAGGTTGATCTCGCGGTCGCTGGGCTCGAAGAAGCCGTCCTTGTCCTCGTCGCCGAAGCCGAGCCAGTCGTTCAGCAGGGCCTGGACGTTCTCCGGGGAGGTGTCGGCGGAACCAGCGAAGGCCAGGGTGATGGGCTGCTTGCTCAAGTCTGCTCCAGGTTCGTGGTGGCGCTGCCGTGATCGGCAACAAGGAAGACCTTAGCCATTACGGCTTCTAAAAGCAAGAAAACCCAGCTTGTCTAGCTGGGTTTTGCTTGCGCTTGACAATCAGGGCAGGTCGGGGACTCTCCGCCCTGTGGCCGGATGCCTGCGGGGCAGGCGCAGAGAGGTCGTCTCGGCCCCGCCGCCCCGTACCTGGACATGCAGCACCGCCACGACTCCGGCAGCCGCTACAGCGGCCAGCCACGGGCCGGGCAGACGCTGCGCCTCGTAGGCCAGGCCCACCACCACGAGCGGCTGGAGGGCGGCCGGGATGGCGAAGGGCAGTACGTCGCGCAGCCACTCCCACGCGGTGAAGGTGGCGAATGCGATCAGCAGCAGCCGGAACCAGTCCATGGTCAGATCGCCCTCGGGCCCAGGCCACCGGTCACCGGAGCGACGGGAGCGGCCGGGGTGGAGTTCTCGATGACAGGCGCCGCGATGGTCTCGGCGACGGAGACGACGGCCGGGACGGCGACAGGCTCCAAGGACTGCACGACCGTGCCGACCACCGGGATCTTCTCGGCCGCCTTGACGACCTCCTCCACGCCGGACTCGATCACGTCGGTGCTCAGGGGGAAGTCGTTGACGATGCCCGCCGCGTCCTCGGCCGCCTCGGCCTCCTGGGCCGCCGCGAAGTACTGGGCGATCTGGCCGGTGTCGGAGATATTAAGCGTCCTCTCGACGACGATCTCTGCCTCCTTCACGAACAGGTTCTGGACGGCCTGGAACCAGGAGTACTTCTTCAGCAAGGAGTGGTAGAACGCGGTGCCGGACAGCCAGGCCAGGAACGATGCGATGACGGCGGGCGCCCATACGAAGTTCGAGGGGTCCTGCTTGTAGACGGCCAGGGAGCCGGTGGCGACGGCCAGGACGGCGTGCGCGAGGCCCTTGACGGTGGAGTTGGTCGACGGCTTGGTGAAGACCGCCACGACGGCGGGCAGGACCAGTCCGACGACGAGCGCACCCGCGTCGGCGTAGTTGGAGAGCATGGTGTTCCTTTACGGGTTCAGGATTACTGGGTAGGCAGTACGGCATATTGGGGCACGGCGGAAGTGATTCCCAGGGGAACATTCTCTTCGAGCAGCGTGCGGATGAGGTAACTGCGCTCGACGTAGTTCTCGTAGAAGTACGAGCGGGCCAGGTTGGGGCTGCCGCCCTGCTCCCACAGGTAGTCGTCACCCATCGAGCCGTCGAAGTAGCCTCGGATGGCGGTGCCTTCCTCGACCAGGACGCCGTCGACCCAGAAGATGCTGGCCGTACCCGAGGGCATCGTCGACTTGAGCACGTTCATGCCCACGGACATCGAGGACGCCGGGGTCGTGAAGGTGACGTACATCGTGCGCCAGCGCTTGTTGGTCGGGTCCGTGCGGTTGGCCGCCTGTGTCCACTTCACCGAGCCCAACTGCGTCGAGCCCGCCCCAGACCAGGGGGCGATGTCCCCGCATCCCTGGGCGATGGCCACGCGGGCGCTCATGGTGTACGTGCGCCCCGGGATCAGGCCGGACACCAGGAGGGACAGCCCGCTGTCGGCAGTGGCCGTGGAGGGCACGGTTACCTTCAGAGCCTGGGTGCCCTGCCAGTTGAAGGAGTCCACCGCGTGCGTGGCCTGGCCGGTCGGGCTGTAGCCGGTGAGCCCACTCTCGAAGTTCGGGTTCGAGCAGTAGTTCAGTCGGGTCGGCTTGATGGTGGCCTGGATCTCGCGGGCGTTCTGGTACGCGCTCGGGCCGGTCGATCCCACCGGCAGCGCCTCGAACTGGACGGCGTCGAGGATCTGGTGCTTGTTCGCCGACATGCTCGCGAACTTGAACCCCACCGAGGCGTACGCGGCCCGCTTCCAGGCGTAGCCGCCACCGGAGACGGGGTAGTCCACCGGGCCGGTGAACGCGGCGTAGGCGCGGTTGTAGGAGCCAGCGGGCGCCGACATGAGGGTGCCGGAGTTGATGCCGATCCACGCCATGGCCGGGTCCACGCCCGCGTAGGGGTAGTGGGAGAAGTCCTTGAACGCTGCGGCGGGCGCCTTCACTCCGGCAGAGAGGTGACCCTGGAAGGAGATCTGCCCGGCCTCGGGTTCGAGCGGCTGCGGGCGCGGGATCTTGATGGCCAGGGTGCCGTCGAAGGTGACCTGTCCACCGATCTCCGGGCCGATCACCCGGAAGCGTCGGCCGACGATGCTGCCGGAGAAGGAGACGGTCGGCGACCAGTCGTCGTCGTTGATGAAGGTGATGTTGTGCGTCGTCATCAGGTCACCGCCAGCCCGACCTTGGTGGCGGTGCTGAGCGCCGAGTTGGTGATGGTGAGCACCTGAGTTCCGTTTCGGTAGATCGTGATGTTGCTGCCGGAGAAGGCGGCCGTGATCCGGTCACCGTCCGAGAAGGTGGTCGAGTAGTTGAACGTTCCGGCTACCGAGCCCGACTGGATCAGGTGCAGAGCCGTGCGCCCGGCCCGCCAGTAGTTGCTGGAGTCCTGGAGACGGAAGACGACACCCTGCTTGAGGGTGTTGCCGGGGTTGGTCAGGAACGTGCCCGAGACCGTGCCGTCGGCGTGGCCGGGGATGGTCGCGATGGACGCCGTGGTGCCGACCGGGTAGGCCGAGCCCCCCGAGTAGCCGCCGGAGGTCCACTGGCCCAGTGTCTCGGTCCAGGAGGCGCCGCCCAGGTCGGTGGTGCGGGTGGTCCAGTCGGCCCAGCCCTGACTGAAGGAGTCCAGGACCTGGTAGGCCGGGACCGTGTCCGAGTACAGGGCGGTGATCAGCGAGCCGTGGCTGTCGTAGTACTCGACGAACGGGTACACGTGGACCTGCTCGCCGGAGTACGCCTGCGCGTAGCCGGACAGGCACATCTGCACGCGGTCGTCGTAGCCCAGCGGGGTCCACTGTGCGTTCGCCGTCGGGGTGTCCGGCGGGGTGACGTTCAGGGACGCGGTCAGCGCCTGGTAGACCCGGCCGTGGTAGATGACCATGTCTCCGGGCACGTACTCGGTGTCGTTGTCCCACACCTGCCAGGTGTACGGCACGGGGATGCCGAACAGGACCGGCTGCTGCGGGTCCATCGTCGACTGGCCGGAGAGGCGGCCGACGGAGCGCACGCCCATCGTGGCGACCGATCCACCGGAGTTGGTGTTGCGCACCCACAGCGCGTTGCCCGCCTTGTCGTCGGGGTTGGTGGGGTTCTGCACCCCGATGCCTACCAGGACGCCGCCCGTGCCCGGGGTGACGCCTGCGGTGAAGGAGATCTCCTCCCAGCCCGCGACGTGCCCGTTGGCGTCGACCAGGGTGGAGTCGGTGCCGTACGAGACGACGGTCCAGTACGCGTTGGAGGCGTTGGTGCCCGTAGGTGCCTGCGCCTGCCCGTACGCGCCGGAGGAGCCCGCCTGGTACAGGTACGAGCCGAACTCCACCTTCTCCCCGGAGGCGTAGTTCACACCCGAGTCCCACTGGGGGAACGTCGGGTGGTCGAAGTCGGCCTGGTCGTCGGAGAGCATCAGGTTGTCACCGATGCTCAGGTCCGAGTCGTAGCCGGTGGTCTCGGAGATGATCGAGCGGATCTGCTCCAGGGTGCCCTTCTGTCGGCCGAGGGTGGCCGCGTCACGCACCCGCTGCCGGAAGAGATAGGCAGGCGCCGACGCCTCGTACTGGATCCCGAACTGGCTGGCCAACTGGGCGATGTTGTCGAACCGGGTCCGCATCGCGTCGTTGGTGTAGCGGTTGGAGTCGTAGTAGCTCTTCACGATGTCGAACCCGAACCCGAAGATCGACAGGAACGGGTTCAGGTACGGGTTGATCGTGTTGGAGTCGTCGGTGACGTTGTTGCCTGGCTGGACGTCGACCTTGTAGTGCTCGGGGATCAGGCTGTACAGCAGGTCGGTGTAGCCGTTGTTCTTCGGCATCAGGCAGGACACGGTGCCTGCCCGGGACCACTGGCCGGAAGCGGAGATGAAGATCGTGTAGTACAGCCAGTGACCGCCCACTACACCCGTGTCGGAGAACTGGGTAGCGGCGTGGCCCTGGTCGAGCAGTACCTCGCCGTCGTTCTCGTTGACGGCCCAGCCGTAGCGGTTGCGGAGCAGCCGCAGTCGGTCCCAGGTACCGGCCGGAGCCTTCCAGTCCAGTAGCACCGTGGCGTAGTCCACGGGCGTGGCTGTGAACGGGCTGACGTCGAATTCGGGATGGACGTCCGTCCCGTACTGCGACAGCCCGTAGATGGAGACGCCGTAGGTTCCCACCTCACGCCTCCCGGATCATGACCGCGCTCAGGTGCAGGTTCTGGAGTTGCAGGGTCTTGGTGGACAGCGGGTGGTAGACCTGAAGGTCGATGGCCTTGCCTGCCGTGACCCACCCCTGCCAGCCGATGTGCATGTGGGAGTTGCCGTCGGAGATCGGCGGCAGGTCCTGCGTCATCACCTGGGATCCACCGACCGCGAGGGAGATCTGCCGGTCCGCGCCCGTGGCGAGGGAGCCGGTGGCGTTGACCCACATGACGCGGCCGAAGACCACCCACCAGCCGGTGCGGTTGGCGGTGATCGAGTGCCCGTTGAACAGTGCCTCGGGGTCCTGGGCCGTTGTCGGCCGGGAGAAGGACAGCGTCTTGGTCGCGCCGCCCTTGACGGAGTCGGACGTCTTGGACACGTAGCAGGCAGGTATGCCCTTGCCTCGCTGGATGGCGTCGAGCCGGGCCGCAACGGAGGCGTAGGTGTTGGTCTTCATCTTCAGGCCGGTGTCCTGGTGCGGGTTGATGCCCAGGGTCTGCTGAAGGGCCAGCACCTCGTCCTGGAGGTTGTTGACGTGCGACGCGTCGATGTCCTCCACCAGGTTCTTGTGCACGGTGAAGGACTTGTACTGCTTCGGGTAGACGGCGGCCATCAGCCGATACCTCCGGTCATGGTGATGTTGGCGATGTTGCCGACCGTGGGGATTTCCCAGGCGCGCATGACGATGTCGGCGGTCCCGGTCTGGGCCGCGTCGGCGCGGGCAATCAGGGGGATGTCGACGTAGCGGACTCCCTCCACGTCCAGGATCGTTTTGTAGAAGTCGGAGAGGGTCAGGCGCATGCCGAAGTCGACGTTCGCGAAGGAGAGCATCGTCTTCAGCGCCTGCTGCACGTCGTAGAGGACGGAGGCCCGGGAGTAGCGGGGCCAGCACTCGACGGTGATCGGGTTCGAGGAGTTGCCCACGTTCACCTTGACCGTGGTCGGGCCGGACACAGTGACCGTGGTGCCTGCCAGGGCCTTGGCCTGGAGGCTGGTCTGCACGTTCTGGAGGGTGGTCGTGCTCGGGGTTCCTCCGGCGGAGCCGATGACGAACACCGAGATCGAGGTGTAGGTCGACGCGATGGCGTTGGCCCGGACGATGCCGGGGGTGGTCAGCGCGAGGTCGGAGAAGTCGGCCAGGGTGACGCAGCGGTCCTGGGTGCGGAAGATGCGCGGGGCGTTGGCGCGGATCTGGTCGTTGGTCTCCGGGTCAGCCCCGCCGGTCATGACGGAAGAGATCGCATTGCCGCTGGAGTCCTGCGAGAAGGTGACACCGGGCAGGGTGGAGTCCGCGATGGCGTTGACCACGCCCGCGTTCACGTTGCCGACCGTCCCGCCGCCCACTCGGTAGGTGGCGTAGATGGTCAGGTTGGTGGTCGGGATGGCGCCGTTGATGTTGTCGCCGAAGCGGATCCACGTGGCACCCGCCTCGTCCAGGTAGGTGCTGAAGACGCGGTCGCTCGGGTCGGCGTCCACGATGTAGTCGATGTACGTCCACTCGGTGAGGGTGTCGACGTCGTCCACGTACACGCGGACCGTGCCGCCGATGACAGGCACGTCGGGCAGCCGGAACTCCTGCACCGGCAGGCCCGAGCTGGTGCCGACGTTGACCTGGGTGCGGGTGACTCCCTGGGTGACGGAGACGGTCGCGGTGCCACCGTTCTTGGGCACGGTGACGTCCGTGTCGGTCTCGTACGTGATCGGCGAGTCGATGGTGTCGATGTAGTCGGTGACGACCTGGGTGCCCGCAGGCACGGTGACGGCCGGGCCCGGGTTGGACGTCTGGAAGGTGACAGTTCCGGTAGCCGGTACGCCGTTGGACGGCTGGTAGCCGAGCAGGTCGGAGATCTGGAGCAGGGACAGCCGCTGCGTCGCGGTGGGCAGGAAGGACTCCTGCTGGAGCCGGTCGCCGTAGTAGGAGAGGCTGTCCCCGAGGTAGGAGAACAGCTCGACCAGGAGCACGCCGAAGTCGCCCTCGGAGGAGGGCACCCACTGGGGGAAGGCGCGCGAGGCGAAGTCGAGCAGGGACGACTTGAAGCCCTCGTAGTCGCGTGAGGTGTAGTCGATCGCGGGAACGTCAGCCACTGATGACCTCGCTTACGGTGCCGCCGACCCGGACGACTGCTGTGTTGGACTGGAGAGCCAGGCTGGAAGGGGACGCCCCGTCCTCGCGGCGGATGTAGTCGACCTCGATACGAGCGAGGGACATCTGCGTGGAGTCCGGGATAGGGGTCGCCTTCTGGAGGACCACACCGGGCTCGTACGTATTGAAAGCCGTGGTTACGGCACGGCTGATCTCCTGCGCGACAAAGGACGCGTCAGGGTCGAACAGCAGATCAGCCACGGGAACCCCGTAATCCGGGAGCATGACCCGCTCCCCCGGCTGCGTGCCGATGAGCGCATTCACATGCTGGGCGATCTGCCTGTCCGGATTTGTCTCGACGGCGATAGTCCCGTCGGACGCTAGGCGAAACGGAAATGCAATCTCGGTAGGCATGCTTGCATTCTCCCAGGAATGCCTACCGAGATTGCACTTACGGTTCTGCGTCAGAAGCCGGGGAAGACCTCGTCGGCGTGGGCCTGGGCCGCCTGCAACTGTGCCTGGATGTCGGAGTCGATCGCCGTACGGGCGGTGTTGTACTCCTGCGCCGCCTCGTTGTAGCGCGGTCCGGCCGAGTTCTGGATGCCTCCGGACGTGTAGGCGAACCACGTGTCCTTGACGCTGTAGACGAGCGCCTTCTGGATGAGCACGTCATCCGGAGTGTCCGTCTGATCCGGCCAGGTGGCGTGGTAGGCGGCGGCCACCTCCGCATAGATTTCGTCGGGAATGGTGACGGTGATGTCAGCCATTAAATGTCCTCACTTGGTGTAGGTAATACGCAACTGCGGGGGATGGGTGTCCCCGACACCGGCAAAGTAGCCGTAGTAGGTTTTATCTGTGCTGGATCCGAGGTCTCCACCCAGCGTGATTCCACGATACGGTGTACCTCCGTTCCAACCAGAATTCCAGGACGACGGGAGCGTTACCCACTTTCCAGCGCCCACCGGCCATGAAGTCACCGTCTGGTTAAGGCCGGAGACGGCTCCGGAGAATGTCGTAGGCTGACTGGTTCCGGTGAACACGCCGATATGCGCGGTACCGCCACCGTTGTAGTACCAGTGGTTGTTGTAGAGGTAGACCTCGACCTTGGAGACCTTCGCCGTGGATCCCATGTCCGTGTACGGCTGGGTGCCGAAGTAGATCATCGACTTCTGCGTGCCCCAGGTGCTGGAGTAGTACCCCTGGTACACGGTGCCGTCGGTGTATCCGGCGTTGCCGTATCGGCGGGACCACGACGCGTTGTACGTCTTGGTGTACGTCTTCGTCGCCGTAACGGCCGCGCCGCCCGTGTTGTACACACCGCCCTCGGGGACGGCCGGGCCGATGTCCTCGACGTAGAAGTCCGAGGACTGCGCGGGCGAGTAGTTACGAAGGCCCCAGCCGGTCGCGTTACCCGCGTGCTGCGTAGCGATCCACAGGATCCGGTGGTCGCCCGGCGCCAGCGCCGTGGTGCTGCTGTACAGGCCGCCTGCGTCGGAGGAGCAGACGATGATGCCCTCCACCACAGTGGTGCCATCGGTGCCTCCGCCGTCGTAGTACAAGCCGAAGCAGCGAGCCATGATCGGGTCGGTAGTCTTCGGGCTGGCGCCGGTCGGGCTCCAGATCGTGCAGCCGTTCAGGGACGTGGCCGTGGCCGCGACGGCTATGCGGTTCTCCAGGACCTGGTTTCCCGTACCGCCGTTGAAGTCGAACTGGGAGCGGGCCACGATGCGGTACATACGGCCCTCGACGGCCGTGAAGGCCAGCTCGATGAGTCCGGTGTCCGTGTTGTAGTAGGTCGTCGAGGTCGGCTTGTTGGTCCAGCCGCGTTCGTAGGTGACCATTCCCCACGGCATGTTCCACAGCAGGGAGCCGAGTTCCTGGCCCTGGTACCAGATCTGCCCGGTCGGGTCGTCAGAGGAAGCACCTGACGGGCGCTGCGGGGTGAAGATCGACTTGAAGGTGCCCACGCCGTTGGGGTCGATGCTTGCTGCGCCGCCCGCGAAGGTGGCGTAGGCGTTGGAGGTGGTCAGTTCTGTGCCGAGCGTCCCGTCCGGGCCGAACAGGCGGACACCGGCTGCCGAGATGTCCGTGGCGCCGTAGCCCTCGCGCATGACGAGGACGTCGTCCACGCAGATGTAGGAGAACGACGACGTGGACAGGCCGTAGGACCCGGGGTTCAACTGCTGGAAGGTGACCCGGCCCCACAGTGCCCCGGTGGGCGCGGTCATCTCGAAGATGTCCTCGGTGTACGCCGCTGACTGGTAGGTGACGTCGTTGGCCCCGGCCATCTGGTCGGTCCAGGTGATCTTGTCCGGGCTGGTCTCGAAGGTGATGTGCAGGTGGCCGTAGCCGTAGTACCAGTACCGGAACATGTACGTCGATCCGGCGACGACCGGGAAGGGGTCGCTGGTCACGGTCGCGGTTCCGGTGTTGTTCACTCCCAGTGCAGCCTTGCCCTGGCCGGAGCGGGCCGGGTAGCTGCCCTGGGCGATTTCGATCTTGGCCTGGGTGGTGGTCCCGGAGGTGTCGCTCTGCGTCAGGGTCCAGCCGACTCGGGAGGCGTCCTCGAAGCCCGGGTTGGTGACCAGGTTTCCGCTCACCGTGCCCAGGGAGAGGTGCGAGGCGTTGACGTTGCCCAGGTTGATGTTGGCGGAGTTGACAGAGCCGGTCTCGACGACCTCGATGGTGAACATGTCGACCTCGGCCGTGCCGTCGCCGCTGGTGTAGTTCACGTACAGGCAGGGGCTGATGTACCGCACGTTCTGGTGCAGCCGCATGGGGTTGGTTGGGTTGGTGTTGGTACCTGCGTCGCCGGTCGCGGCGGTGCCCTTGATGTAGCCGGTGAAGACCTGCCAGCCGCTTCCTGCGGTCAGCACGACCTGCCGGGCCGCCGCGTATGCCTGGCTGCCGCGCGAGTTCGAGCCGCTGATGTTGACGAGGGTCACGCCGTCCGCCGCGATGCCGGTGACGCCGACGTAGCAGGACTGGTTGGTGCCTGGCGTGGAGTTGGCGACGGTCTGCCGGATGCGCGCGGTGACGCGGTAGGTGACGCCCGGGTCGAAGGGTATGAGGATGTCCGGCCGGTAGGCACCACTGACGTACCCGGTGCACCGCATGACGGAGCCGCCGGACGCTGCGTCGGGCACGCTGACCGTGGTCATGGTGCCGGTGGAGCCGTTGCTCCACTTGCTGGCGTCCATGCCGAAGTCGTAGAACTTCTGGCCGACGGTGGCCTGGAGTCCGGCGTTGAGTTTGTCGACGGACAGCGTGCCAGCCGTGATCTTGCTGGCGGTGAGCGATCCGTCCACCACCAGTGCGTTGTCGACGGCCTTGCGCATCTTGACGTTGGTGACGAACCAGGAACCTGCGGCCGTCGTGGGAGAGGTCAGGTTGGAGCCGACACCGAAGGTCGCCAGGTACTTACCGGCCGGGATGGTGATCTGGCCGGAGATCTTGGTCCAGGTCTGCGCTGCCGACGGCAGGGTGGTACCCACGCTCGGCCAGGTGACATTGCCGCCGCTGGCATCCCAGACGGTGAGGAAGAACCGCAGGCTGGCATTGCAGTCGGCAGAGGCCGCGACCCACGCCTCCACGTAGTACGACTCACCCGGGGTCACCGGCATGCCGGTCGTCGTGGTGTTCGTGTGCTTCCACGTGAGGTCGGTGTTGACGCTGGTCTGGTTGATGAGTTTGGCGACCCACGCAGCCGGGGCGCTCGTGGGCACGCTGGGGTCGCTGGAGGCCGTCCGTACGACGTTGCCGCTCCAGTTCCAGGCGCTGCTGTTATTCGTGAACTGGGGGTCCAGGAGGATGTTCGACGTATCGCCGATGACCATCTTGTCCGTCGTGATGGACCGGGCCCCGATCACGGATGCGCTGATGGTGCCGGTGGTGATCGAGCCACCGTTGATCGTCGTGGTGGTCGGGATGGTGCTGTTGTTCAACTGGTTGGCCGGGATGCTGACGCCTGCGCCGATGGAGCCGGTGACCGTGGTCGCCGAGGACGCCGAACCTGCCGTCGTCGCCGAACCTGCCGTGGCTGCGGAGGAGACCTGCCCGGAGACGTTCGCGCCGGAGACCACGAGGTTGGTTGCGTCAATCTGGGAGGCGCTGACCTTCCCGACCGTGATCTTGGACGCGTCGATGGATGCGATGACGCCGGACTGAGCGGTGATCGTCCCGGCTGCCATCTGGTTGGCCGTGATGGTGTTCGCCGCGATCTGGTTGGCTGTGACGGTGTTCGCGGCCAGCCGGTCTCCGGTGATGGACCCGGCCTGGATCTGGGTGGAGGTCAGCGTCCCGGAGGTGATCTTCGAAGCGTCCAGCGAGCCGGTTGCGATCCGGGCGGCGTTGAGCGTGCCGACGTTGATCTTGCCTGCGTCCAGGTCGGAGATCTTCGCGTTGTTGATCGCCGCGTCAGCGATCTGGGCATTGCCGATAGCGCCGTTGATGATCTTCGCGGAGCCGATCGTGGCGTCCGCGAGCTGGGTGCCGGTGACGGCGCCATCAGCGATGTTGGTGGTGGCGACGGCCTGGGCAGCCAACTTCCCGGCCGCGATGGCTCCGTCTGCCACCGCCTGTGTGTTGACCGCGCCTGCGGCCAGCTTGGTTGAGTCAATGGCACCGACGGCGATCTTCGCGGACGTCAGGGAGGCGTCGAGGATGTCCTGTGCGACAGCCTGCTTGGGCGTGTCGCTGTTCGAGGCGGACGGGGCCGAGGCGATGCCGACCTTGGAGTAGGCGACCAGCCGGTAGTAGTAGGCGCTGGCGTAGTTCTGGATGGGGTCATACAGGAAGTCCGGGCCGGGCAGGGTGCCGACGACGACCGGGTTGGAGAAGTTCGAGGTGGTGTCCCGCTGCACCTGCACGTGGGAGAAGATCGCGGGCATGGCGGTGCCGGTGGAGTCGTTGCCGTCCCAGGTGACGCGCAGGCCGCCGAGCACGCCGACGACCCCCGGCGCGGATGGCACCGGAGGCGGGGTGGACGAGGACGCCGTGGTGAGGTTGGCGGTCGCCCACAGGGAGATGTTGTTGCTGGTGTCGATGGCCGCGACCCTCACGTAGAAGGTCACGCCGGTATTAAGCCCGTCGAGGAGGACCAGGTCCTCGGTGGTGACGAAGCCCCCGTTCCAGTTGGTGTTGTCGTAGGACGCCTGGAGCAGGTAGTGCGAGAGGTCGGTGAGGGCGGTGCCGTCCTGGTTCTCCGTGGGCGGGGTCCAGCTCGCCGTCACGCGGGCCAGGGTGGCGCCCTCGTCGGTGACGTACTGCACCGTCGACAGGGTCAGGGCGGTCGGCTCCTTGGGCGGCAGTGCATCCAGGGAACCGCCCCCGGTACCGATCTGGTCGACCTGGTCCTGGACGTCCTTGATGCCGAGCGGGCTGTAGACCGGCTTGGTGATGTCTCCGCCGGAGAACTGCACCCACAGCGTCTGCCCGACCGGCGGGATCGTGTTGGTCGGGGAAGCGGGTACGGCCCAGGCGCTTTCGGCGTTTCCGAGGACCTGCGGAATGAGCAGCGTGACGCGAGCCTCGTTCAGCGGGTCCTGGTTATTGGCAACGCTCGCCCGGTACATTCCCAGCACCGGATCAGCCGACATTGATGTCCTCCAGAAGACTCGATTCCCAGAACTGCTTATTCCTCAGCACAGCCGGGACGGTGTCGAACTTGAATCTCTTGTTCGCATCGCTCCGGAATGTTACCGCGTAGGGCTGGTCCCTTTCCGCATCGACGGTCGTCGTGAACATCAGGCCCTTGTTGCTCTTGTCGCGGTTGATGACGTGCTTGGTACCCGTCACCATCCATCGGCCCTTGTTCTCCGCCGCAACGGAACTGCCGGAGATTCCGATGAGCGTTCCCGGCGCGACTTTCGCGGTGCCGTAAATCTCGGACTGCATCGTGATCCACCCACGGGACGCGAGCGTGCGCGCTTCCATGAGGGCCTGCGCGTCGGCGTAGTTGTCGACCGCCCGAGTTGTGCTGATGGAATTCAGGAACGTCCCGATCCCGGTATCCGAGGTAGCGGATGCCTTGATGACCTTTCCGGTCTTCGCATCCAGGCCGGAGATAACCGAGGTGCTGGTCGCCCCATTGCTGCGGGGGATCATCGTTCCGGTGAGGATGGAAAGGCTGCGCAGGGTGTCGTACGAGCCCGGCGTCTGGTTCTTGTAGTACACCGGGATGTCCTGCGCCTTCTGCCCGAGGAGGAGAATTCGCGGATCGAGGAAGTACAGGGTGGATCCCTCCACCCAGAAGCGGAATCCGGTCTCGGACGCGAGGTCGTTGACCAGCTTGAAATCCGAATGACCGGACTGGGCCCAGTAGGTCAGGCGGCGTGCGGACGGGGAGATGATGGTGCGCAGGCCGTTCTCCCGGCCCACCTGCCGGACGATCGACGTGGGCGAGACGTTCTTCCACGACCGGGTGCGCTGGGTGTTCATCGGCAGGGTGGTGCCGATGCAGATGTACCGCACGGTGACGTTGCGGGTGTCGGCGGATGCGAGGGCGCTGGAGTGGTGCACGTAGCCGTACCAGCGGACCAGGTCGTTCGGGGCGCGGCCGTAGTCGAGCACGACGGGCGTCAGCTCGCCGTAGGGGCTCCTGGACGCGGGCGGGGCGGTGACGTCGATGATGGCCATCGAGTGCACGCCGTACCCCTCGCGTACTTCCACCCGGGAGATCAGGTCGCTGACCTTGTCGGTGCCCATCGCCAGGCGGGTGACGGGTGCTTGTTCAGACACTGGGGATCCTGATGATCTGGCCCGGGGTCAGGACGGTCCAGTCCATGACCTCGGGGTTGGCGTCGGCGATGTGCCACCACAGCCGGGCGTCGCCGTAGTACTGCTCGGCGAGCAGGTCCATGCGCTCTGCACCGTTGATCTGGTGGTAGGTGAAGTTGAACGACCACTCGCGCTGCTGGCCGGGAACCACGGTGAGGTTCGTGCCACGGCCGGAGGAGACGAGCGCGAGGTTGGAGTTGGCGTAGCGGGAGTTCGAGGTGATCATCGTCCGGCCTTCCCGGTCGTACCCAACTGCTCGGACGTCGACAGCGGGTCTCCCCAGTTCGATGCGCGGGGGCCGATGATCGGCTGGTACTTGTTGCCGCCCTTCGGCGCCGGGAGCAGCGTCACGTTGATGGAGACCTGGCAGCGGGAGGGGATCATCTGCTGGGTCCAGTGGGTGTACTGGACGTCCAGTTCCTGGATGACGCCGTAGTACGACAGGGTCGAGCCGATGACGATGAACACCGGGGTGTAGATCATCGGGCCGACCGGGCCGTGGGCGAACTCGCCCTTCTTGAAGTTGTCGATCGCTCCCTGCACGTCGGTGTTGTTGTCACCCGAGACGTTCATCGCGGTGGCGATGCCGGTCATCTTGTACAGGGACAGGACGTCGTAGGCCGCGCCGAACAGCGGAACCCACGTGAGGGCGTCTCCGTACAACTTGCTGGAGTCCCACAGTTCGTAGGTCCGGTCGAACAGCAGGCTGAAGGAAAGCGTCTGCTGGAGCGGAAGAATGAAGTCTCCGGCGGTGACGTCGTTCTTCAACTGTGAATTCTGGTCGGCGAGGACTCCTGAGTCGATGGAATGCGTAAGGCTGATAGCGCTCGGGTTGTACAGGAAGTTAGTCCGGTAGCGGACACCATTGATCGGCTTCTCCATGATGATGAAACCGCGCGTCAGCCTCTTGGTGGTGTCGAAACTACTCCCGTCCTTCTGGAGAAACGGGATGCTCAGTATCCGGGGGTCGAAAGGCCCGTTGTCTTCGATCTTGCTGGCTGCCATTAGTTTCCTGCCGCGATGAGATTGATCCGGTTGTCCTCTGCCAGTGCATTCATGAACTGCTTGGCCGCGTCCCGTGCCGACGTCTGGTCCATGGCTCCCTGCACCTGCACCGTGATGGCCCCGGTGTGGAAGTGGAGGGTGGCCGCACCACCCTTGGTATTAAGGCCGCCGAGGCCGCTCGCGAGCGGGGTGTTGCTTGCCAGCGCCTTTCGGATCGCGTCTGCCTGGTGCGCCGGGATGATCATCTCGCCCTTGTGAACGCGGGCGGTCTGGTCGACGTCGATATTCGTCGAGCCGACTGCGTATCCCTTGTAGGAGCCGCCGTTGGCCATCGACTTGATTCCGGGAACCTTGGCCAGAGACCCGTATCGGGATTCCGCGTATCGGACTCCGGCAATGATGTTGTCGACCGGGTTCCAGATGTTCTTGTGACCGGCCATCGCATAAGCGTTGAACGTCGAGTCGATGGTCTGCATAATGCCCTTCGACGGGTGTCCCGCCTTGGCATTGCTGTCCCAGTTATTCTGGGCGTGCGGATTTCCACCGGACTCGTGCATTGCGATGGTGTTGACGTACTTCTCGTTCGACGTGGTGTCCTGGTGCAGGATTCCGAGGGCCGACTTGATCCAGCCCTTGAGGTTGCCGGTCGGCATCGAGCCGGGCACCGAGCCGTTGTCGTCGTTGCTCTTCGTCGCACCCTGACCGGCACCCAAGCCGGAGCCGACGTTGGCCGCACCGGCCGAGGCGATACCGGCCGCGAGGGCGTCGGCCTCCTCGATCGAGCCGTACGAGCCGACGTCACCGCCGAAGCCCATGGAGGACAGGCGGTTGTCGCTCGAACCTGCGGTGTCCGTACCGTCGGTGGCGAGGTCGTCCATGCTGCCGACCGCACCGAGGATGCGCACCGCGTTGGTGAACTCGCCGGAGCGGTAGGCGCGGATGCGGACCACGGACCCGGTGTGCGGCGCCTCGATGATCCTGCCGTTGCCGATGCACATGACGACGTGGTGCGCGGGGTCGCCGTTGAACAGCAGGTCGCCCGCGCGCTCGGAGCCGAGCTTGACCTTCTTGCCCGCCTTCTGCTGCTGGGCGGCCGTACGCGGGAGGGAGACACCGATCTGCCGGAACGAGTACTGCATCAGGCCGGAGCAGTCGAAGCCCTTCGGCGTCGAGCCACCCCAGACGTACTTCACGCCGAGGTACTTCATGGCGACCTTGATGACGGCCGCTGCCGTCTTGCCCGCGCCCTGCGTGCCGGTGGCGACCGCTCCGGACTTGCCCGAGCCGGTGGCGGCCGAGGCGTTGCTGTCGCCCGCGCCACCGAAGATGCCGACACCCGCACCGATCAGACCGCCGACGGCCGCACCGACACCGGTACCGATGACCGGGACGATGGAGCCGACAGCAGCACCCGTCAGGGCGCCGGTAGCCGCATCCACACCGACGTGCGCGAGTTTGTTGCCCTTCGAGCCCTTCTTCGTGTACTTGTCGGCCAACTGCGAGCCGAAGTGGTGGGTGAGGTAGGCACCGATGCCGAAGCCGCCAGCAGCGCCCAGGGCGGCCCCGGACAGGTCGAGCATGCCGCCCGCCGCACCGAAGCCTGCCGCCGGGCCTGTACCGCCCCCGAGCGCGCTGCGAGCGGCACCGAGCAGGCCACCGCCACCGCTGCCACCGAAGCCGCCGAGACGGCCGATGGAGCCGAGGCCGCGCATCATGCCGATGGTGCCCAGGCCGGAGCCGACAGCGGAGCCCACCATGGACCCTGCACCGCCCGCCCAGCCGATGACGCTGTCCGCGCCCGTGACCTTCAGGACCTTCTGGAGGGCCGTGGAGAAGTCGTCGAGGTAGCGGGTGGCGGTCTTCAGGCCGTCGGCGAACGCCTCGTTGGTGTTGACGTCCTGGTTGCGCAGTGTCCCGGCGCGGTCCATGACGGACTGGGCCGTCGAGTCGCCGATGTTCCACTTCTTCAACTGGTTGCGGGCGTCCTTGTTGCCGCTCGCGGCCTTGTTCATCGTGGAGACGTACTGCTGCTGCGAGGCGCCCCGGATCTGGGCGTTGAGCATGCCGGTCAGTTCGGCCTTGACGGCCTGGAGGGTGTCGGAGGGCAGGGTGCGCGCCAGCGACTGCATGACGGCCGAGCCGTCGCTGAGGGTGTCGTGGATCTGGTCGGCGTTCTTGATGCTCTTCAACTGCGGCCAGCGCTGCATGACCTGCTGGGCGATCTGCCGAGGGGTCTGCCGCGTGCCGCCCTTGATCGTCTGAATGCCGATGGCCTGGTTGGCGTAGTACGAGGAGGCGGTCCACGCGCCGGTCGCGGCCTGGGCCCGCTGGGCCTCGGATATGCCGGGGGTGAGGTAGCCGGAGGACTTGGTGTAGTTCCAGGCGTTGCTGAACGACGCGGAGCCGGGGGAACCGGCCGTGGAGTTGGCCAGCGTTCCGTAGGCCGACGCGGCGTCGGACGTGCTCTGTGCGTTGAGGTTGTTGTGGAAGCCCTGGTACAGGCTCGCGCTCTTGGACTGCGAGGAGATCAGCCCGGTCTGGTAGGCCGTGGTCTCCATGACGACCTGGTCGGGCATCTGCTTGGTGGCCCAGGCGTGGAAGTCCTTCAGACCGGACTTGAACGTGTAGGGGCTCCTCCGGCCGCCGTTGTTCGACGAGCCTCCGCCCATACGCGGGGTGCCTGTGCCACCGGAACCGCCGGAGCCACCAGAACCGCCCTGCCCGCCGTTGTTGGCCGCCCCGCCGCCCTGGTTGGTCTGGCCGGAGAACGTGGCCCCACCGCCGTTGGCAGCGCGCGTCATGGGCTGCTGAGGGACGTTGGCCCGGGGAGCGGTAGCCGGGGCGCCTGCGCCACCGTTGGGACGGCCGTGGGCGTAGTTGCTGGTGCCGTTCCAGATGTCGTTGGCGAGCATGCCGAAGCCCCGGGCGCCACTCGTGGACCCGGAGCCTCCGCTGTGCCAGCCCTGCCAGAGACCGGCTGCACCTGTGCCGACCGACTTGAACTTGGACGCAGCGTCCTTCAGTTCCTTGCTCAGCGACGCGATGCTCTTCGTCAGGTCAGAGATTGCGTCCTGTGCCTTGTTGACACCGAGGAGCGACCCCTGACCTGCCACCGTACTTTCGTTAGCCATTACTCCGCCTCAGCCACTCGCCTATTGCGTTGCGCCGTGAACCACTTCACCCAGTGCAGGCGCTCACGTACGGTCAACCGGCGAATTTCGCTGAGGCTCCAAGCCGGGGATAGCTCGACTAGTTGCTCGTATTCGAAGTACGTGTCGAAGTAGTTACAGACCCTGAAACAGGTCCCCTGCCTGGATGAAGACGGGGACCTCCTTCCCGCACGAATCGTGCGTGAACTTCACCCCATTGTATTGGGGGCCGGGCTGCTTATTCTCAATCGCGTCGAGGATCGACTTGCGGTCCACGACACCGAGCGCGCGGGCGAAGTCTGGATTACCCGTGACGGCGTTCTCGGTCCCGTCGGCCTCGACCACGGAAATCAGAACCCGGGAAAGCAGGAGGGTGTTCTGCTCGGGCTCGCTGAGGCGGTCGGCGACGGCGAGGATGGCCTCCTGGTCGCTTCCGACGGGCAGCCGGACGTGAGCCTTGCGGCCCTTGCGCAGTTCCACCTCGAAGATGCGGTCGGCCGGGTTGTCCAGGCGCCGCACGGGGATCTCGTCCAGGGTGACGGACAGCCGGAACTCCTCGCCGCACCAGGGACAGGAGTACTGGTCCCACACGATCTCGTCGCCGTAGGTCGCACGCCGGATCTCCATCAGGAGCATGTCGCGGTCGCCGAGCAGGAGGTTGGACAGCAGGAGGGGGCTGGCGCTCTCGTTGCCGACGGAGACGGCGCCTGCCGACAGCAGGGTGGAGATGTACTTGCCGATACCCGCCTGGCGGGCCTTGGTGAGGGCTTCCTCGTCGGCGCCGGTCAGTTCGCGGACCTCGGCGTCGTAGCGGACGGAGGCGTAGTCGCTGCCCAGAACGTAGCCTCCCGGCAGGCTGAAATTGCCACCTGCCGGGAGGGCGATCTCGGGCTTGGCGACCGGAGCCCCGGCGTCGGCCAGAAGCGCAGCGATCTGCGCATTGGCGGCACCAGGGTTCGCAAGGGGGTTGGTGTACCCCTCGGTATTAAGGTCGGTAGCCACTGGTTATGCTCCTAGTCGAGTCTCGGGAATTCCGCTATTAGAAACTAACGGAAGACGACCCGACACTGTTAGCCAACTTGAACTCGAAGCCCTCGTGAGCGAGGGTCATCTGCTGGACGATGATCGCGTTGGCGCCAGCGTCGAGGTCCGAGAATGCGACCGCCGTGGGCCAGGCGTTGTAGACGCGGAATGCCGCCTTGGCCGGAGTGTTGCCGGAAGTCACCGGGTGGTCGAGCACCTTGATGTCGACCATGTGCCGGAATTCCTGCCCGGCCTTTCCGGAGCCGGTGCCCTGGATGACGGTGAACAACTGGCGCATCCAGTCCATCATCTGCGAGTCACCGACCGCGAGGCCCTTGGAGAGGGTGATGGGGGCGAAGTCGCTCTGCCCCGGCATCTTCTGGGTCGTTGTGTTCATACCGCCCTCACGGTATGGAATGACCTCAGTCGTGACGTTCAGACCCGAAACGGACATGAAGCCCATGCGGGCGAAGCCCTTGATGCCCGGGTGCTGGATCTGGACCTGGAACTTGAAGTTCCGAAGCGGGTCCGTGGCGATGTGCCCCACGGTCGAAGTGGTCGTAGCCATCAGTCAGTTACCTCTCAGGAAGTGGCCGTCGAGTCCGTCGCGGTGGACGAACCCGAGTACTGGCCGATCTCGATCACGATGAATTCGGCCGGGGTCTGGAGCGCCACGCCGACGGAGATGTTCACGACGCCGTTGGCCACCGAAGCGGCGGTGTTGTTGGAGGAGTCGCAGGTCACGAAGTACGCCTGGTCCGGGGTGGACCCGGCCAGCACCCCGGTCTGCATGAGGGTGAGCAGGTACTGCGAGATGACCGCGTTGACCTGGTCCCACAGGATCTGGTCGTTGGGCTCGAAGACCGCGAAGCGGGTCGCGTCGAGGATGCCCTTCTTGATCAGCATCAGCGAGCGGCGGATGGAGACGTACCGGTCGGGCATGCCCGTCGACAGGGTCCGGGCGCCGTAGATGACGAAGCCGGTGCCAGGCAGCGACTTGATCACGTTGATGCCCGCGACGTTCAGGGCGTCCTGGTCGTCGTTGGAGAAACGGAACTCCACATCGAGCACGCCCTTGAGGACGGTGTCGATACCGGCCGGAGGCTTCTGCACACCGCGCGAGGCGTCCGTACGGGAGTACTGGCCCAGGACCGCTCCGCCAGGCGGCAGCAGACGGGCCGAGCCGGACGCAGCGGTCGCCGGGTCGTTGACGATCAGCCACGGGCCGTAGACGGCCGCGTACGAGGACGCGGTCAGCGCGGAGCCACCCGTGGACATGTTCTGGAGCGACAGCGCGTAGGAGTGGGCGTTGTCGGCCGAGGTCGACTTCACACCGTCCACGACGACGAACACGCTGCCCTGGTCCTCGGCCCACGCGATGACCGGGTTGAGGACGGTCGCGTCGGTGACACCTGGGATGTTGAGGATCAGGTTCTCCTCGACGACCTCCAGCCGCTGCGTCGCGGTCGCCAGGTCGACGGCCGCCGTACCGTCCGAGCCACCCGTGAGGGCGATGCCGGTCTGTATGGCCGGGGCGTGGGTCGCGTCCCACGCGGTATTAAGCAGGCTCTGGACCTGGATGAAGGACGAGCCGGTGACCGGGGAGTTGATCAGCGCGGTGGCGTTGCGGGAGTCGGCCGGGTCCAGGGAGACGTCGGTGAAGCGCTCCTTGAGGAAGGCCGCCGTGTCACCGCCGACGTAGACGTACAGGTCGAAGCGACCGCCACCGGACGAGGCCGCAGCGACGTCCACGTAGACCTTGTTGCCCCAGGTGCCCGGAGAGATCGCGGTGATCTTCAGGGTCGGCTCGGGAGTCGCCTCGGTGTCGTCCAGGCTGACGTGAGCCGCGACCGCGTCGGAGGCTGCCGCACGCACGATGTACGCCGCGTTGCCGCCGTTGTTGAAGTAGGAGTACACCGCGAACGGCAGGTACTCGCTCGTGTCGCCGAAGCCGCCGAAGGTGGCCACGTACTGCGACCACGAGGACACCAGCGTCGGGGCCAGCGGGCCGCCCTGCTTGTTCGTGCCGACGAAGGCCGCCACGGACTCGCCGGGCGTGTCCACGGTCTGGCTGAGCGGGGTCAAGGTCTCACTGATGTAGACACCAGGCCGCTTGTAGACAGTCATCTGTTTCTCCTGGGTAAGGGTGAATTCCTGGGGTTACGAATCCTGGGTCCGGATCATGGGCGGATTACGTGGTCCGTGAAGTACTCGAAGTCCAGCGCCACGCTGGTCGCCTTGATGTATGCGTCGGCGACGGACGGAAGCATTTCGCTGGAGACAGAGATGAGGTATTCGCGACGGAACAGACGCTTTCCGTTCTCGTCGCGGGTGTCGGCCAGCTCGGGGCCGCCGAGAAGATCCAGGCGCCGTACCGTTCCGTCCTCGGGAATCTCCAGGAAACCGAATCGGGCAGGGAGCCGGTCTCGCTGCATCATCGAAGACGCCAGCGCGATGTCGTGCTCCGCGAGTCGGGTGAAGACCATGACGCGGTACCGCAGGTCGAAGGGGATCGGGTATTCCATGAGGTACGGGGACTGCGTGACGTCGTAGGAGGTGTCTCCATCCGCCCACCAGCCGGTCGTGCCCTCCGGGGCGTACGGCAGGTAGACGGGGCCACGGTGCTCCCGCTCGTCGGCCTTCTCGATCCCTGCGTGCTCGATGACGATCAGGGGGAAGGTCTGCGTCGCCAGCTCCACCTCGGGAATGCGGTAACGCACCGGTACGGTCCGGCCGTCCGGTGCATTCGCGTCAGTGACAGAGAGGCCCTGGAGTTTCGCCTTAACGGCGCGGTCCTCGTTGATGAGCCATGGCAAAGCGAGCCTCACGGGATCTCGAATAACAGAAGTCTTCCGCCAATCAGGATCCCAAGAAAGACGTGGAAGTTTGTAAATCGCTACTGGGACCAGTGCCGGAACTGGGCGTCGTTTACCAACTCGTCAGGCTTCACCTGCACGCCCTCGATGCTGACGATGATGTCTCGGTTCTGAATCTGACCCAGCACGGAAATGGACGTGACCCGGAAAACCGCGTTGTCGTAGACGAGCCTGTCGACCAGGTACTTCCCGTGGTCGATGTCCTGGTCGGTGAACCCCATCTTCCGAAGCGAATCGAACGACGCGGTGATGGAGAGGTTGTCCACGGCGTACAGGCCCTGCGGGGTGTCCTGCGAGGCGCCCTGGCTGTGAATGACGTGCAGGGCCGGGATCCGGTAGGGACCTACGTACACCTTTCCCTGCCCGGTCGCCTCGTCGTAGAGGTCGTCCCCGGCAGGGTCGGTGTGGGAGTAGCGGTAGTACTGGACCATCTCGCCGATCTCGTGCTGACGCCCCCGCAGGGAGGCCATGATCTCGGTGGTCTCGTAGTTGGCGTTGAACCGACCTTGACGCTTCCAGTCCAGGCGGCCCATCAGAAGTACCCGCCCCACGTCTGCGAGGGGATGCCGGACTCGTCGTCGTTCTGGTGGCCCGGTCCGATCGGCGGGAGGATCCGCTGCGGCAGCGAGTAGTCGTCGTACTCGCGCTCACGGAAGATCGGCACGAGGCGGTTGGTCGTACGGGAGACACGGCGGAGGTTGGTGACCTCGATCGCGTACAGGCCGACGCCCATCTTCTCGCACAGCATCTTGTACCGGTCGGTGAGCAGTTCGATCTGCTTCTGGATCTGCGCGAACCGCTGGCCCCGGTCGACCGACGTGCCATCGGCGGTCTGCACGTTGATGTCCGTCGCTGCGTCCGTGGCCAGCGCCCACATCGCCTCCGTGCACGCCAGCATGACGACCATGACGTCCTCCTCCGGCGGGAGGGAGGCGAACTCGACCGGCTCCTCGGCGTACCTGATGAACCCGTTGGGGTCTCGGTACCGGGTGGAGACCGTCCGGCCCCGGTTGTGCTGGGCGAACGCGTCGTTGAGGTAGACGTCCAGCTCGTCGTCGGCGAACAGGCTGTAGGACTGCCCGGACACAAGCAGGAGCGCGTCCAGGGGCAGGGGGGTATTAAGGGTGAGGATGCCGTTCAGCGCGTCCAGGACGTAGTCGCTGGTGGTGAGTACGGTCTGCGTGGTGCCGACCACCTGCACGGCCTCCAGGCCGGTGACGTTGTTCGCGCTCAGTTCGTACTCGGCGACGTCCCCGGTTCCCCGGATGGTGTCGCGGAACGGCGTGAGCCGGTCGCCCAGCTCGCTGCGCACCCGCGACCGCAGGTCCTCAAGAGTGGCCATTCCGCGACTCCGATCAGGTATTAAGGGTCAGCGCGCCAGCGGCGATCTGAAGGGACTCGTTCGTCGCCGCCTGGAGCGGGCTGTCGATCGGCCACGCGTAGATGACGGAGCCAGTCGTGCCGGACGCCGAGGTGACCAGGGCCGCGAAGGTGGCCGCGTCGGTCATGTCTGCGGTGAACGGGCCGTAGAACAGCAGCGCGTTGTTGGCCGTTGTCATCGGGGCGCCCGACGGGGCGGTCCATACGACCTGCTGCCGCGCGTAGCCGGGGGTGGAGACCTCCGCCAGGGAGGTCATGCTGTAGGTGCCGTCCTCCTGGGTCGGGTCGGCGATCAGCAGCGCCAGGTAGGTGGAGCGCGGAGCGGTGTAGGCGACGGCCCGGCCGGTGAGGAAGTCGAGCGCGTAACCGGCGTAGGTCGGGTTCGTACCGGCCATCAGGCATCAACCTTCTTGAACAGGCGCGTGAAGTCGGACAGGTGCAGGGTGAACTGCCGGAGCGCCTTGCCCGGCGCGTGGTCACCGCTGTCGGTGAGGACGTGGGTGTCGAACTCGTGGGCAAGCAGGACGGAGTCCTCGCCCGCGTGGCCGATGCCAGCGGTGCCCGCCGGGTGTACGTCGACCACGACAACCGTGGAGCCGGTGGGCAGGTGGCCCAGTCCGGCTCCGTGGCCCTCGGCGTTCTCCAGCACGTACGCCTCACCCATGGACGGGGAGGGGGCGGGAGTAGTCATCAGTGCTCTCCTTGAGCCGATCAGTGCCAGATGTAGCCGAGGGAGTCGAGGTGGTCGTACAGGGCCTTCGGTGCCTTGTAGCGCACGCCCTCCTCGAAGTCGTAGTGGTTGCCGTGGCCGAAGGTCATGTTCTCCAGCGCGGTGTTCACGCGGAACTCACGCGTCGGCGTCTCGACCTCGACGGCGTCGGCTACCTCGATGGGGGCCGGAGCCGGAGGGGCGGAGAGGTCGCGGGGCTTGACCTCGACGACGGTGTTCTCCTTCTCCTCGGCCGCAGCGGCGTTGATGAGAGCGATCTCGCCTTCGCGCTGCTTCAGTTCCTCGGCGTGCTCCTTGGCGAGGGCGGCCTTGGTGCGGCCGGTCAGGTCGCCGGGACGGGCAACGTTACGTGCAGCCATTGTTGTTTCTCCGTGTTCGGGACTCGTGTATGTGAAGCGGTACTACTTTAACGAGGAAGGGGAGCGGTCCTGGTAATCCAGAAAACCGCTCCCCTAACCCGTGGACTAGCCGGTTACCGCGACTACCAACTCAACTTGGATTCCTTTCGGAATCGCAGGCTCAGTTGGTCTCCGCGATGAGGACCGCCTGGTCGGTGATGAGGCCGAGACCCCAAATCGCGTACCAGGCCAGGGCGTGCTCTCGTCCGAAGTCGAGAATGCCGCCATCGCGCAGTTCGACCGGCAGCGAAATCGCGTGGCCGAAGGCGTTGTCACCCAGGAAGATGGACTGGTAAACCGTCTTCCCACCCGCGTTGGTGATCTGCTTGACCTGCGTGGTCTCGATGAAGACCACGTCGTTCAGGCGGCCGATCTCACCCAAAAGGAAGTTCCCCGGGGCCGCATACTTGGTGACCTCGATGAACTCAGGGTCATCACGCAACTTGCGGGACTGGTGCGGGTGGACGAAGCAGACGTAGGTCTCGCCCAAGCGCGGGACGTTCTTGGTGGCCAACGTCTCGACCGCGTCCTTGACGAGCGCGGTGGTGAAGTCGAAGGTGCCGTCCAGGCCGTCGGTGGAGGTGGCCGCCGTGCCGTGGGAGTAGACGCCCAGGCCGCTCATCGGCGACGTGGTGGCGTACTTGTTGTAGCCCCAGATCTTGCTGGACGCCTGGAGCAGGGTGTCCCTCGCGGACTGGTCCAGGTACAGAGCCATGTTGCGTCCGAGCAGGCGCGATGCGCTCGCCATGACGTCGTCGAACGAGGCGTTGAGCAGGAGTTCCGAGACGGCCACGGCGTAGCCGTGCTCCGCGACGGTGATGCTGAACTGGCTGGCCGACAGGGCGTTGGTCTGCATGCGGACGCCTTCAACCAACTGGCTGGCGGAGCCCAGGTTGTTGTACCGCATGAAGTTGATCGTCAGACCGGGCTGAACGCCCAATTCGGTCTTCTTCACCGCGAACTGCTCGAAGCGGAGAATCGGCATGGACTGGAACAAAATCTCCTTGCTCCAGATGGTCTGAATGGCCGCACCGAGAGTGCTGTTGGCGCCCGAGTAGTTCGTCGGGGAAGCCGACAGGTTCGGGGTACCAGTGATCGCGCTTGGCATACTTGGATTTCCTTAGTTACGGGTACTCGACCGAATTACGAGTACAGTCCACGCTGGTTCTGGGCTGCCTGTCCGACGCCCAACTGGCCCCGAATCTTGGCGTACTCCGACATCGGCATGTCGCGGAGGTCAGAAAGGGAGTACGACTTAGTGCCCGGATCGGTGTCCATCGGTCCCGTGGTGGAATAGCCCGTGGGGCTCACACCACGCATGGAAGCACGCTGCTGAATAGCGGCCTGCTGGACCGATTCCAGAATAGCCTGGGTCTTGGCCTTGACTGTAGCGATGGAAGCCTCGACCTCTTCCGGCGAATTACCGCCGACGAAGTCGAGAAGTTCGGGAGCGATCTCGTTGGTTTCCTCACCGACGCGACGCTGAATGTAGGACTGGAGGTTGTTGAACTCCTGCTCCTTCTGGAACAGAAGGCGCTCCTCCTCGCGCTGCCGCTCGATCTGCTCGAAGCGGGACGTCCACTCCTGCTCCTTCTGCTGGAGCAGGTCCTTGGCGGACAGGTCCTCCTCCGCCTTGCGCTTGGCCTCGGCCGCAGCCTCCTGGCGCTTGCGCTCCGCCTCGGCCTGGGCCTCCTCGCGCGCCTTGCGCTGGGCCTCGATCTCGTCCAGGAACTTCTTGTTCTGCTCCTCCACGGTCTGGAGGCGCTTGTACAACTTGTCCTTCTCCTCCTGCCGCGCCTTCTGGATGTCCTCGGCGGTGAACCGGGGCTCAGCAGGGGCCGGAGGGGCAGGCGGCTCGACGACAGCGGCCGGAACGGTGATGACGGGTTCGCCACCCTCGCCGGGCTGCGGAGCACCACCTGCGATGGGGTGGATCGGGCGGCCGTCCTTGCGGTAACCGAGGACCGTGGCGGCGGGCACCGAGATGCCCGAGGTATTAAGCGTCATGAGCGACGAACTCCTAGTCGGTACTTTTGTCCGGGTCGCGGCGGAGCCCAGCGCGTGGGCCGTATGCCTGTGTCACGATTTCGTTAGTCATCTTCTGAATCTCGGGCGCTGTGATGTTGCCGAGTTCGACACCACCGGGAAGCGTCACCGGATTCGGACCACCAGGCTGCGGGCCGACGGGATTCCCATCTGCATCAGTCTGGGGTGCAGGCGCCTCCGCCCCATCGGGCGGCATTCCCGTCAACTGGAGAATACTCGAATCTATCTGAGCCTTTAGCATTCGCAGAGCGCCCTGCTGCTTGGCGTCCTCGACCTGCTCCTCGAATATCTCCCGCACCTTCTCGTCCGGGAACTCCTCGCCCAAGTCGTGGAGGGCGCCGCGCATGGACTCAAGGCCCATGGACATCTTCGCCTGGATCTCGTTCAACTTGATGAGGGTGTCGACCGGGAGAGGGGCTGGCCATTCGCACTCGGTGAAGTAGGCCATGGGGTCGAGAACGTCGACCATCGGCGGCTGGTCGTCCTTCATGATGCCCTCGGTGGACGGGTCGTAAAGCCGCGTCTCGGGCTCGAAGGTGAACAGCGTCTTGAGGATGAGTTCGTTGATCTTCTGGAGACCGACGGAGTACTGCATCTTCTTCTGGTCGTAACGGGACATCATCGGCCGGTACATGATGGCCAGGGCCACGCCCGAGGTATTCGACGCTGGCTGCATCTGACCCAGGGCCGTTTCCGGAACACCTGTGATCTCGTGCATCGAGCGCTTGATCATCTCCAGGTACTGAAGCGGTCCAGCGAGATCGACGCCATTCTCCAGGTTGTACACTTGGGCGTCTTTGGGAAGGCCACCCCACACCTTGCGTGGGCCCTTCTCCAGGTTGCTCGCTTTCGCACCGGAAATGATGGTCACCGGGGCTGCGTGGTAATTGATGATGTCGCTGATGTCGGTCGCCTTCTCGTTGTACTCACGGTTCAGCGAGATGATGTCGGCGATGTCCGACAGGCCCCACGGGGAACCGGATACCTGAGAGTTGGCGATGTGCACGACCGGAATGGTGCCGAGAGGGTTCGGCCGGGAGTCGATCAACTCGTCATTGAGATATTCCTCGATCGTGTCGTCCGTCAGCACCTCGACATAGGTGTATACGGAGCGCGTCCCATCTTCGCCGGTCGCCCAGAAGCGGTACTTCAGTTTGAAGCGGATCAGACGGTCCCGGTCGTGGGGGTGCCACTCCGGGAAACAGAAGGAGGAATTCAGGGGAAGGATACGAACGCGCCCGGCGTGTGGCTGTCCCTGGTTATCTACGAATCCAGGCTCGTACGCGACCTTCACGAAGGAGTCGCCGGAGATGCCGCCTTGCTGGCCCATCTCCCACAGCAACTGCTCCTTGCGGTTGTCGACCTCCCAGGCCCTCTTGAGCAGGCCCGGAATGATGTGCTCGTACTGCTTCACGCTCTTGAAGTGGACGCCGCGTCCGAACGTGAAGTTGTTGATGTAGTCGGCGAACGCCTTCACGTAGTTGAACGTGATCTGAGCCTCGCCCGCTTCTCTCCGGTATCCCCAGTGGTGACCCAGGTAATATGCGAAGTTCTGGGAGTACCTATTCAGGCGAGGGCCGTGCACCTCAAACTCCTCGTCGGCCAATTCGACCAGGCCGAGAGGAGAGATCGACACCGTAAGGTCCGACCCCGAAGCCCGCATGCTGGGGCTCGCGAATGAGATTGCACCGCTCATGGGTAAACGACTCCGACTTTAGATCTCGACGACGCGCGTGGGCGCGAGGGAACGGGCGGTCTTCTTCGCCGCCCGGCGACTCTCAAAGGGCTCATCGCTGCGCTGCACGACGTTGCCGTTGGGCAGGACCTCGTGCAGGAAGTACTGGCGGCTCTTGGAGCCGTCCTCGGCCTCTACGGGAATGCCACGCACCAGGTAGCGATCGTCGATCAGGTGCTTCCCAACCGTGTCCCCCTTGGAGAGGGGCAGCTTGGGAAGCACCTCATCGACGGTCGCCTTGGGTGCCCTGCGGCGGTCGTGGAACGCAACCATGGGTCAGTCGTCCACTACCGCCGGGGAAAGCCGCTCGTAGCGCCGACCGTTGCGCACGACTTCCTCGTAGGAGACGGCCGCGTAGTCGGAGAACGAACCGTGCGAGAACTCACCGAGGTAGGTCGGGGCCTCGACCCACGCGGCAGAGCCGACGTGGACGCGCTCCGCCATGGTCTCCTGGGGAGACTTCTCGTAGACGTTCGCGTTGTGGTTCGGCCGACCCGGGGCAGTGATATACCCCTGCATGGCGCCCTTGGTGAACTCGTTCGGGACGTCGGTGTCGGTGGCCACTCCCTCCTCGAAGCGGAGAGGACCGCGCCGGGAGGGGTTGTCACCGAACTTTCGCTCGTAGACCGTGCCGACGCGCTCCTGGAACTGCGGGTCGGGTGCGAGATTTCCTGCCATTCCGTAATCCTCTTCCGATAGCGAGGGAACACCCTCAAGCGTAGGAGGATTACGGAAGGCATTGTTAATGACGCTTTCCGGCTACACCCGGGGAAGAGAGAACAGACTGACCGGGGAAACCGTGGCGGACGGAAGGCTGATGTCGTACTCCTCGCCGCCCGGGAAGCACTCCTGCACGTGCCAGGTGAATGCCGGAGTCACGCCGGATACGTCGGTCGCCAGGAGATCAATGCTAAGGGCGCCGTTATCTATCCAGGCGTGCACCTCACGGAGCCACACCACGGTGTCCCCATCGGTGACTCGGCGTACGGACGGCCGGAAACGCACCAGGGAGCCGTTCAGGGCGTTTCCCTCGTTGTCGACGTACTTGGCAGTGACGGTGACCGCCGTGAAGTTCGCCGGGAGAGGTGTGGCGGTCGTCTGCGGAGAGGCCACGGTGGAAGGCTGCTGTGCCGTCCAGCCGGGGGTGCCCCATTCGTCGCCGTAGTAGTCGTCAGCCATGTCGTTCCTTAGCGCTGGAAGGGAGAATTGGAAACCTCGACCTCGGGCATCGTGTAGTCCTTGGTGAGGACGCAGGCGAGCGCCAGGGAATCCGCGTAGTCGTCGTGGGCGTCGGCCGCGCGAGGAGCCTCGGCGAGCACGTAGGGGCCCTCGAACTTCTTCTCCAGGTCTTCCATCTGCTGGCGGAACCGCTTGTAGGACTTCAGGCGCCGGGTGTAGGCGTGCGAGGGCCAGGAAATGTGCCCTCGGTCCATCAGTTCCATGAGGTGCTTCCAGCGCTTGGACTGCTCGGGGCGCTGGGAGGACATGGGGACGATGTCGATATGCGGGAGCAGGACCTTGAGCCGGGATATGACGACGTCACCGACACCGCCCTCGTCGACCGCGATGGCCATCACGTTGTAGTTCTGGACGAATTCGACGATCCTGAAGTACTGGGCTTCCCAGTCCATTCCCGCGAGGTCGAGCCAGTTCAGGATCCGGTGTTCGAAATACCCGTACTCGTCGGGCTGCTCCCACCGGACCCAGACGGCCGTGACGATCGTGGAGTCCTGCTTTCGGGCCGGGTCGATTCCTATCACGATCGGGCTGGAGTGGTAGGCCGGGACGATCTGCATCGAGGTGTCGCCAAGTTCATCAAGCCGCTCGGAGGTGGTGAACATACCCTTGTCGAGCAGCCAGATCAGCCTGTAGGACAACTTGAATTCGTCGGAGTCCTCGCCGATGCGCAGGAGTTCCTTCTTGACGAACTTCCGGTAGTAGTCGGACCAGCGCGAGACTTCTTTCCAGTCCGCCTCGAAATGGTTCTGCCGGGCTCCGCGTCTGGTGGCTGTTCGGCGATTGATCTGGATCTGGTTGTAGAAGACGCCCTTCTCATAGGTGGGCGTTCCCGTAAACACCATGGTCGCGTTGGTCGAGGCACCCATCGGGCCGATCGACTTGTTCACCATCTTGGCGTCGGCGCCCTGGCACTCGTCAATGAGAATGAGGTGATAGGTGCGGCCTTCAATGGTGGCGCGAGGGTGACAGGTCTGCTTTCGGACGAGGGAGCCGGAGCGCTTGAGAGTGATCGAGCGGCCCTTGCCCTGCACGGTCTCGTCGATTTCCGGGTCCGCCATGATTTCCAGGGCATGCTCACTGGTGAGGCGGGCCACGATACGGCCGTAGAGGTTGTCGGCCTGCTCCTCGACCGGCGCGAAGGCGCCCACCCACAGGCCCTCCTTGAACTTGCCCAGGAGGTCGGGGAAGATCTTCGCCAGCCTAGGCAGCATGATCATGCAGGCGGCGACGCAGTTGGCCACGGTCTCGGACTTGCCGGACTGGCGGGAGAACAGCGCGGTGATGGTGGCGCCGTCGTCGATGATCAGGGACTCGATCAGGCGGGCCGCGAAGGGGCGCTGGTATGGGCGCAGCGGGTGGCCGGAGACTTCATCGACGATGACGAGCAACTTGGAGACCAGCTCGTCAACGAACTGCTGCGAGGTCTGGTCGAGGACCACCTCGGTGTCGAGCCGGGCTTGATGTTCCGCCTCGGTCTCGTCGCTTATCGCGTCGTCGAACTCGACTTCCTCCGTAACAGCAGACACGCCTAACCCCAATCCGTTTCTATTACGGATTCGAGATTAGGCGTTCCTGACTACGGCTTTGTAATTATGGGTTGACAACCCCTTCAGGATGCCTTGCGGATGTCCCTCTTACTCACGATCTGCTGCGCCCGCTGGCGGGTGAAGCCGAACATGTCTCCCAGGCGGTCGTAGGTGTACCGGCCCTTGTAGTAGACGGCCTCCACGAGCGCGTCGCGCGCCTCGGTGGACACGGCCGGGAAGTCCCGGTAGCACATCTCGTCGCAGTAGACCGGGGCATCCTTCTTGGCCACGCCGAGCAGGCGCCAGCACCCCCGGCACCGGACCTCCACAACCTTCTCGTCTGCGCTCATCCGGCCACGCCCTTCAGGCGGTCCTCGGTCTCGTTCTCCTCGCCGAAGTCACCGCCGCCGTTCTCGTGCCAGGCACTCTCGAAGCCCTTCAGGACGTCGTCCAGCATCCCGATCGGGAACGTGAGACCTCGGCCGTAGAACTCCTTGCTCGGGATGAACTCCCGGGCGTCCACGAACAGGCCGTCCTGGGGGCTCTGGACGGTGGAGATGTGGATCTCCTTGTCGTGGATGTAGGGGATCCGCGCGTGTACCGTGCGTCCCTCTGCCAGCTCGTCCATACCGTCCTCCTAGACCTTTACTGATCTACGAGGCTACACCTATGCAAGCGGTCTCGACAACCCGCTTGACGAGCGCGTAGAGTGGAGATCAACGGAAGAAGGAGACTGCAATGGGCATGTGGCCGATGCGAGACCCGGAGACCTGCCCTAAGTGCGGTCGGGACCTCTCCGAAGAACCTAAAACCGAGCGCCCCAGTGTGCCCGGATTTCCCCAGGAGGTAGCCTACGGACTTGATCCGGTCTGTGGGGGGCGCTGGCACGTGTGGGACCGCACCTCTCCGCTGCGGAGCCGAGCACAGCGTTACGTGGACGGAGAAGACCATGGATAGGTTCGGACTGGAGTCGATAAGCCACCAGGTGGGCAACGCGGTCAACCCGGCACCGCCGGAGGGCTACGACCCCACCCTGGACGCGCAGCAGCACCAGTTGATGCGCGAGCAGCACGACTTCTACACCCAGCAGCAGTACGGCGCTCCTGCGGGCGACGGTGACCTCTCCTGGCAGGGCATCAAGCAGGCCGCGTTCGCCGTCGCCGTCATCCTCGTCCTCGGCCTGTTCTTCAAGTACATCGTCTGACGCAGCCCGCAGACACACGTAAGGCCCCTGTCGGGTTCGGCAGGGGCCTTCGTCATGTCATCGCACCGAGCGCAGCGGTACGACGTTCTCCTGGGAGACCATCGCGGTCAGGAACGCCCGGCCCTTCATCGTCTCGTCCCGGCGCCGCTTCTCGCTCGACAGCCCCAGGTACCGCTCCGTGGTCGTCATGGACGAGTGGTGCAGCAGCGCGGAGACCGTACGCAGTGCCGCGTCGTATCCCGCGTCCTCGGCGAGCTGGTCGAAGTACGCGCGAGCCACCGCCCTGCGCACCGTGTGCGTGCCCTCGTACCGGGTCGGCAGGCCCAGCTTGGCCAGCGCACCCTTGACGATCTTCTCCGTACGCTCCACCGGCCGGTCGGCGTGGTAGACGAACGGGGTCCGCTCGTACACACGCTTCCCCGTGGCCGGGTCCAGGTAGTGCGTCTTGATCTGGTTGCCCGAGCGCGCCGGGAAGAGGTAGTCGTCTGCCCGCAGCGGGCGCCCGAGCAGTGCCGCGTACTCCTCGAACCAGATGCGCAGCTCCCTCTCCAGGTCGGCGGTCAGTGGCATCTCGTCCTCCTCCTTGGTCTTGATCACGGTCACGAAGACCTCGGAGGCCGCGAAGTCGACGTCGCCGACGCGCAGGTTCACCAGCTCGCTCGCGCGGCACGCGGTGTTCACCGCCGTAGCCAGGTACGCGCGGTGCATGGCGCACTCGGCCTGGTCCAGGAGCTGGAGCAGGATGCCCGGCGCGGGCTGCATGCGCTGCTTGCGCACCTCGGGCAGCGGGTCGACCAGGCACAGGTAGTCGTTGCGAGGCGCCAGGCCCCGGGCGTGGGAGTAGCCGAAGAACAGGGCGAGCCGCTTGCGGTAGTGGTTGTGCGTGCTCGGGCCCACGGCCGCCCGGAGCTGCTGGCCCTTGATGCGGGTGACGTGGATGTCCATCAGGCCGCCGTCGCCGTAGAAGAAGTCCCGGACCTGCTCAGGGGTGAGGTCGGAGAACTCGGGGTTGCCGACGTGGTCGGCGAAGCGGGGCAGCAGGTTGTCGTCCGCGCGCATCGTGTTGTCGGCCTTACCGGCCCGCCGGTTGCCCAGGTACTCGTCGATGGCGCTGCGCAGTGCGATGTTCACGCTTCCTCCTGTTGCGGGGTGCTGCTGCGCTCGATCGTACCGACGTCAAGCACATTTGGCAATGCACTTGCGTAGACGTAATCCGTAAGCCGTAGTACGGTCCTCGGCATGGACAACGTCACGGTCATCGACCTCACGCCGCTTAATACCAGCTCCCGCGCGGAGCAGCCCAAGAGCACCCTGACGATCACCCGGCGCCACTGGAGCAACGAGGAGCGTCAGCGCCTGGCCCACATCCTCTTCGGACCCCGTCCCGGGGAGGAGACCGCTGCGTAAAAGGCCCTGAAGAAACCTCTTGACATCAGGTAGTCTCCCAGACAGCACGAGACCCCGGCTGGGATAGGAGCCAGCCGGGGTCTCTAAGTAGCAGTCTGTAAAGGAGACCGCCGTGCGTAAGTCAACCCTGCCCAGGCAGCGTCGCGCAACTCTGCGTATCGCCATTTACCTGCGCGTTTCAACCATCAAGCAGCTTGAGGGCTACGGCCTCTCTACGCAGGACGAGATGAGCCGGGCCCTCATCGGCCTGAAGTTCGCCAACCAGCCCTACGAGATCGTCGAGGTCTTCACCGACGGGGGCGTCTCCGGCAAGCTGGCCAGCCGCCCCGAGTTCGACAAGATGAACGCGATGATCGCGGCCGGACTGATCGACGTCGTCGTGGTCGCCAAGCTGGACCGCATCGGACGCACCATGGAGGACATCCACCAGTGGGTGTTCGACACCACCAAGACCCACAAGGTCCGCGTCATGTCCGCCGACGGTCGCCTCGACAGCGACGACGACATGTTCAAGCTGATGCTCTCCATCCTGTCCTGGATGGCAGACATGGAACACGTCCTGATCAAGGAACGCACCATGTCCGGCCGTGAAGCGAAGCTGGCCGAAGGCAAGTGGGGCCTCGGCGTCCCGCCGTTCGGCATCAAGCTGGAAGGCAAGGGTCGCGACGCCACCCCCGTCCTGAACACGGACGAGCAGCGCACCATCGAGATCGCCGTAGAGGGCCTGGTCGACGAGGGCCTGAACCTCGCAGAGACCTGCGACAAGCTGATGGCACTCAACCGGCCCACCCGTATGGGAGGCCCCTGGAACTCCACCTCCCTCCGCAGGATCATCATGGGCAACGCCCTGCTCGGCTACGTCCGCGTCCGCGACCCCGAGAGTGGCCTGTCCGAGGCCGAGGTCGACGAGGACGGCAACTTCGTCCACGGCGAGACCCACGAAATCAAGCTGCCGCAGATCCTCCCCAAGGAGCGCGTCAACGCCGCCCGCGCGGCCGTCAAGCGGCTGTCGTGGACCAAGACGAACCCGACCGACCGCAAATACCTCCTGTCGAAGCGCCTCATCTCCCGCTGCGGATCCAGCTACACCGGAGCCCAGAACCATGCAGACGAACGCTCTGCCGTCTACCGCTGCAACGGCTCCGTCGGCCACGGCACCCGTGGAAAGCAGAAGTGCGGCTGCTCGCAGATCTACGCCGAGGCCGTCGAGAAATTCGTGTGGGACGCCGTCGCAATCGGCCTGAAGGACCGCGAGAACCTGCGGGCACTCGCGGACCAGTGGCTCGGAGGGATTCCCGAGCGCTCGGAGAACTACCGGATCCGTATCGACGAGCTGGAAGCAGCCATCGAGAAGAAGCGGAAGACCCGAAAGACGAAGCTGCTCAACCTCCTTGCCTCCGACGCCTTCACCGACGATGACGGAAAGGTCGACCAGGAGATGGTGGCGGAGGTGAAAGCAACCCTGGTGAAGCAGGAGCAGGACCTCGAAAAGGAGCTGAAGACCGTCCAGGGCTGGCTCGTCAAGGCGGAGGAAGAGGAACAGCGCGTGGCGGACGTCTTGGCCCTGGCCGACCAGATTTCCCCTCGCCTGGAGGAACTGACCGAGAGGCAGCGCCGAGACGTGATCGAGCTGTTCGACGTCAAGGTGATCGTCAAGGAGTCGGCCAATACTGGAGTGCTGCGCCCGAGCGTCGTGGAGAAGTGGTTCATGGACCACGAGAGGCTGGTCCCCGACACCTTGACCGATGAGCAGTGGGAGCAGATCGCGTACATCTTCCCGCAGCCGGAGCCGCGTGACGCGAAGCGGTGGGTGTCGCGGAGGCTGGTGCTGGAGGCTCTGTTCTACAAGGCCCGGCACGCTCTGCGGTGGAACGAGCTGCCGCAGGAGGTCCTGCCGACGACGGTGGCGAACCTGAAGCAGATGGCCGTGAAGATGGTGGACGAGGGCTACCTGGAGAAGGCGGTCAGCCTGCTCGGGGACTACCCGGGGAGCCCGCTCGGAGACCCGGCGCGGCTGCCTGCGCTGGACATCCGGCTCGCTCTGGCGGAGCCACTTACCGTCAGCGAGTTGGCGGCACCGACTTCTTGGATTCGGTACGGCTGCGACGCTGAAAGTAAGTTGCAGGCATTGGCCGCCTGACCTGCGGAAACGACGAAGGCCCCTCTCCCGCTACAGGGACTGAGGGGCCTTTTTCATGCCTCGCGCTTGCTGAGGACGTCCAGGACGCCGAGCAGGGACTGTGCACCACGGTGGGCCTCCAGCAGACTCTCCGGGGTGGCCTGCTTGCGGTAGTCGTCCAGGGCCCGCGCCATCCCGCTACCGACCTCGTCCGCCCAGTTGAGTACGTCCCCGGTCGGCAGCCGGTCGAGCCTCTTGGCCACCTTCTCCCGGACCGGGTCGATCTTCTCCTCGCCACCCCGCAGGGCGCGCTTCACATCAGCCCAAGAGCGCACAGGACCTCGAACTCCTCTTCCGTGTCTTCTGTCCGGCTGGCCACGACCCGTCGGGCCGCTGCCTTCTCGTCCTCGGTGTTGTCAGGTGAGGAGGGCATCGTCTGCTCCCTCGTCGAATCTGTGGGCGTGGTCGCGGATGTCGTCGGTCGACAGCGCGTTTCCGTATCCCTGGAGGGCGGTGTAAAGGGCGTCGCTCTCATTGCGCCAGGTGTGGCGCCAGCGGCCGAGGACGATTCCCTTTCCTGGCCATATCTTGATGATCACGGAATTGGAGCGCCGGTATGGCGGCTCGATCTCGTCGGTAGGGGCCCGGTGAATGAGGGGCGCCTCCGGCGTGAGGTTTACGGTGTGGGCGAAGAAAGGCCCCATGTCACGGGTTTCAGGCATGACATGGAGCCTATTGCGCGGGCGGCCGGAAATGGTAAATCAGTTCACGCCTGTGGGTTCGTCGAGATCGTGCTCCGGCGCGTAGGGGAAGTTGTTCAGTGTCCGGTTGATCGCACGGCCGGGACTCTTCACTCGCTTGAAGTTCCGCCAGACATTCGGTGGGACGTTGTAGTAGCCGTAGACCTGCCCATTCCTGAATCGGACCCGTAGCGTCTGAGAATCCCTGTCGTAACCAGCGGCAAGAGTTCTCGGGCGCGGCGGATTGATAGAGGGGGTCGGCTGGTATGGGAGGAGGTCCGTGTCGTCGCCGTCCTTGGCCAACTGAATTGCGTCGGCCAGTTCCTCGGACATCACCCGTCGGGATCCCGGCCGGGGTGTGGGGGTTGTGCGGGGCGGCTCGGGATCGGAGGACATCGAGAACAGGCTGAGTTGTTCGAAGTCGCTGCTGCGCTTGTTGGGCCCGCGTGGGCCTCGTCTTGCCACTGTGTCTCCTTATATGCAGCAGCCCCTGCCCCGGTGACGGGAAGCAGGGGCTTTGGGGCTGCTTGGATCAGGCCGGGACGTTCTCGACCGTGGAGGCGATGGCTGGGGCGTTGGTGGCGCCTGGAGCCGTCGCGGTGCCAGCGTTGCGGGTGCCCTCGTAGACAGCGGTACCGGCGAGGCGGTCGTCGGCCTCCGGGCCACCGGGGTGCTTGGCGGCCTCCTCCGGGGTCACGACGACCAGACCGGCGTTGTGGGTGGCCGGGTCGACGCCGATGGCGCGCTGGGCGGCCGGGTCGGGCAACTGGGCCTGGACGAAGACCT